TTGAAGCCGGAGCATGATGCCGGGAAGAATCTGAAAGAGCAGATGGAAAGTGCGGTGGAGCTTTATGAGGAGGAATGCTCCCTCCAATCCATCGCAGATGCTCTAGCTCTAAATCCCATCAAAGTAAGAAAGCTGCTCATCACGGCCGGTGTCTATGAATCAGAAGTGGCGGAGAAAGTAAAAAACACTTTTGAAGAATACCGTGAAACACAAGACTACAAAAACTCCCTACTCTCAACCGCAAATGATCTTCAACTCTCCAAAGCTTCCGTTACCTCGTACCTACCATATCAGAAAGGCGTGTACTTCCCAAGTACAGAGAAAGAGAAGATCAGTGTTGGAGCAGAGCGGCAGCGGAGATACAGAGCGATGAAGCGATGGAGAGCTGATCCGACAGAAGAAAACTTCTGGGGTGTGGTTCTGGTCTATGCTGGGGTAAAATTTAAAACCTACTCCGGATTGCCATTCTCTTACGAAATTAAAAAAGGCAGAAATGGCGAGTACACCAAGGAGCTGTGGATCGACAGACGGGAGAAGAGCAAGAGTTTGGCATGGAGCTCTATAGTTTTGGCACTGGGAAATATAAAAGGTGAAGTAGTAGAGAGACCCAAAGCTCTGGGTGATATCCGGGGAGTGACTTACATCTACGGAATGTTCTATCGGTTCGGACTGATTAATGTGCCGGATGAAGTGAAGGAGAAGATGGGGCATCCGAAAGACCGCAAAAAATAGGTTGCTATGTACAGAAGTGTGCGGTAATGTGTGCCGTAACTGAGGAGGTGAATCTCAGTTGGGAAGGACGGTAGCATTATAGAAAAATTGAAGGAAATGCTAGAGGAGTATTTGAAGAAAACAGAGCCGGAGTATTATCCACCGGTGGAGAACCTGCTTGATCTGATCTACGAGCATTACACGGAGAACAACCCAGTAGAGAAAAACACAGTTGCCGGGAAAGCAGCAAAGGCCAAAGAAAAGGAACTGGAAGAGTGGCTGCGCGGCTTGGAAGGAATGGATAGGCTCGTAGATGACTATGTCGGAGATAAGATTCCGCTCTGGGAAAAGATCATGGACCGGCAGGGGACGGTGTGCTGCGCATGGGAGAAGACCGCTTTTGAGGAAGGTCTGAAAGTCGGGATAAGGCTTATGAGTGAAGTATATAGTTTGTGACGGAAAACCGTCTCACTACGAGATGTTGCACACAGTGGAGGTGTACTCATAATTATTGCTTGACATCATACATCTTTGGATGTACCATCAAAGCAATAGGAGGTATGAGTATGAAGCAGGTCAAAGGTTTTACAAAAGAGTACTATATCGAAAAATGCAAGGACGATGGCGGTGTGCCGATCCTGTATTCTAATATGCAGGAAGCAGTGAAAGCATTATGCGAGTATTCAAGAACCAGGGAATATGATGACTTTAAGTTATCAGAGGAAAAAGCAGAAGCAGGAATCAAGAGGAGCTCTAACGGTGATTGGATTTTGATGGATGATGGTTCTGTTCTATGGCGTAGCTATCCGAAGATTGAGGAAGAACACGCCAAGAGTGGAAATGTGAAGCTGAGGGTTTGTAGAAAGAAAGCGGGATTGTCTCAGTCGCAGCTTGCAGAAAAAGCCGGAATCAGTGTCCGGGTTTACCAGAATTACGAACAGGGTGTGCGCGATATTGAAAAAGCGCAGCTTTCAGTTCTTCTCAAAATCTGTATTGCACTGGACTGTAGAATGTCAGATATCTTTATGGACGAAGAAATGGTAAAACTGGTCAAGAAATACCACAAATAAAAAAATGCCTCGCTGTGAGATATTGCACACAGTGGGGCAGTCAATCAGTCGTTATCCTCTGCTCGTATTCTGAGCAGTTCCTCTATTTCATATTTTGTTGCCAGCCGTACAGCTGGCTTTTCATCGTGTTCCACTGCACCACAGTCCGGGCAGCGGTCAGGAAGTGACTCGCTTTCAAAGCAGTAATGGCAGGCATCACAATAATAAAAGTTCAATCCATTGTCACCTCGCCTTCGTTGCAGTTCTTCATGGAATCCTTCAAAAAATCATTGTGGAGTTCAGGAAGAAACGGAAGCTGGTATCCCTTGTCTGCGAGGATGTTCAGCTTGAAATCCACGAAATGTTTCTCAATAGAGTTCATCCGGGCAATTTCATCCAGCGTGACCAACCCAGAGTGTGCGTACTGGAACTCCTGCAAAAGCTCCTGATATTTCATGGCGCGGTAAGCAGAGGAGCAACGGGAAGGCAGATTTGCCTCCAGCTGTTTCTGGTCGGCAGCATATTCGTAGTAGCCAATCGGTTCCAGAACAGCATCGTCTGCCAGCAGCAGTTCGGCAGCAAAAGTATTGGCGCGCCGTTCTGCCTTTGAATTATCCAGACTATAAAAATAGGTGTCTTGAAATGCCTGACCGGAGCTGGCGTGTTTCCGGTCAAAGAGGGCGTGTCCCAGTTCATGAGCCATTGCGGATACACGCTGGGCATTCGTACAATTTGAATTGATGCCGATGTACTCACAGTTCAGCAGAACTGTGTAGTAACCGAGCAGGTCGTGGCAATAGCGTATCTCTTTGAGGTTTATGGCTCTCCGGGAAATGATCTCTTCCGGGTCGCGGGTCTTGTAGCGGCGAACTACGGCATCGGCCATATCAATAGCGCATGTGTTCAAGGTAGACTCCTTTCCTCTGGAGTAATATCAGTTCTTACCGCAGATATTTTTTCGGAGTAAATTTCTTCGCATCAGCTTTGGCATCGAGGAAAAGTTCTTCCATTTCTTTAATAAAAGCAGCCTGATCTTCTTCGGACAGTTCACCGCCGGCAAACAGGGCAGTGGTCTGTTCTTTTATTTTCTTTGCCTGTGCAACACCGCGGGAACCATACTTCTTGCGGACATCTGCATAGAAGAGGTCATCGTTCAGCTCTTGCTGGAAGGTTGCCTCATCCATAAAATAATCCGTAGTGACTCCAAGAGCAGCGGCGATCTTCTGAATCGCATCAACGCTCGGTTCACGTTGGTTGGATTCAATATAGCGGATTGCACGATCCGACATCGAAGCCCGCCGTGCCAGTTCAGCCATACTCATGTGCTGAGCGGTGCGGAGGGCTTTTATTTTATCTCCGTTGGTTGCGTCAGGAGTCAGGGTGGCAGCGGCATCCGCTTTGGTCTCCTGCGTGTTGAGTAGACTTGTTTCAAGGTTCGTTTCGTTTTTCATGTCATGCCTCCATGTGGGATTCTGCTGTGTGCTGGAGGGAAAGTACCAGCAATTACAACATAATTTTGTAAAGCTACTTGACAAGGAACAACTGTTCCATTATACTAAGAACAAAAGTTCGGGAACTCCTGTTCCTATAATACAATAGAAGGTTGTAGAAGTCAAGAGGGAAACTGGCCGAAAACAAACATAAAATTATTAAGCAAAAAAAGCAATAAATATTGCGTATATGTTGACAATGGAATTATGAAGTGATACAATATACGCAACACAAGCAATATAAACAACGCGCCTGATTTACGGGAGGCAAAGCATGAGCGATAGAAAAATTGATATGACGGAGCTTGCGAATTATATTCGCATTCGCCCGCCGGAGAAAGAAAAATTAGCAGAGTTGCTCATTAGAGCAAAAGGAGCAAGCCGCAGTATGCGGCAGTTTGCTCTTGATTGCGGAGTGAATCCATCAACGCTTTCAAGAATAGTTAACATGAAAACTTCTGGGGCCTGCACGGATGAGCTGATTCAGAAAGTGGCACAGAACTCGGACCCGGAAAGTGGAATAACTTTTGAAATGCTGATGGATGCAAACGGCAAAGTACCACGCCGGATGACAGGAAAGTATACGAGCAAAGAATTTGAAGCTGCAGAAAAAAACATTACGGATATAATATTTAAGGAGTTGGAAGATAGGGGTTACAGGACTTCAATATTAGAGGGTGAAAATAAACACAATGCTCTTAATTACCGTTATCGGACAGATTGGGTTATATCAACGGATGCTAATTCCGATAGTGGCGAGATGGAGATTTGGGAATTCGAAATCTGGCACACAATGTTGGAAAAAAACAGTGTGGCGCATACCGTGATGAAGCTACGCCAGAAGTTTCTGATGGTCTTAGGTCTTTACTATGCTGGGACTATGAATCCGAAAAAGATGAGCTTCGTTCTCACCAACCGGGAAGTATATAACCGAATGGTTGAAACACTTGAGAATATAAAGTTCAAGGATGTGTTTTCACTTATTTTGGTAAATCTTGATGAAAACAAGGTGGAAGAAGAATATGTTTTCCCATTGGTGGGGCGTCCAAATGTCGGGACTGTTTTTACACCGTTAGAAGATGATGAGTCGAAGGCTGAAGAAGACACTGTGGAAGAAACAGAAAGCGATTGGGAGCAGAAACTCTTTGACATCTGATCCGGAAAGGGGTGCAGTTGGTAATGAAAGAACTTGAACAGAGCAGGTGTGGTTATTCCTCACATAACAGCCGTGTACATGACGTATCTGCTAGCACAATGAATGATGATGTATTCATTATGAAAACCATACGGGAGATTACGAGCCGGGGTAATAATGCCGAGGTAAAACGGCGCAGCGATGGAAGGCTGGCTGTTTATGAAGTGAAAAAGAGTATAACCATCGGGTAATTGGATTCGATGAAGGGCTAATAGGAGCCGAGGATTGTGGTTGAAAAACCATGTTCTTCGGCTCCTTTTGTCGTTTACAGAGGAAAAGTACCAATGATAGTTGCTGTAGCCAGTGTGAGAAGAAAAGATGGCTGTCAGAGATTTTACTGGCAAAATGCACAAAATAACGACTTGTTTCTGAACCATATGACAAAATTTTCCAGAGCCTATTTACGGACGGGATTATATCTGATATAATCAAAGTTACCACAAATTGTGGGAAAATTTGATTGTATAAATATATCGAAATCATAGTCATATAGGAGGTGTACTCAGAAAGATAGTTGATTGATGCCACATCACTCATCAGATAATTGGGTGAGCGAACGGCGTACAAAGATTACATATATTTAGTAAAATTAATTATTTATTTACTGTTGAATTGGCGGCATAGCGCCGCAGGAAAATCTATTAATATTATAGTAGGGATTAATTTTTACTAATTTGTTGGGTCGAAGTGCGCTTGTTTGAGGTTGAAAAGTAACTATCAATCTGGTACATGCCGGTACATATAGATAAAAGAATCTGTAGACCGGAGTAAATAAAGAAACAAGTATTGTAGCATTCGATGCACTTGAATCTTTATTTGCTCCGGTCTTTTTGTCGTTTATGGACAGGAGGCGGAAGGGTACCATATTTGGTTAAGTACAAAGGAAATGGAGGTTGCCAATCCGGAGCAATTAAAAAAGTTATCTGAAAAAATGAATTAGACCGGAAAGAAATCTAGGTCGGATATAATCAAGTAAAAGTACGAAAGAGGAAGGAGGTGAGCAGCATGGTCGATATTCACAGCGAAGAATATATATTGGGTCAGAATATAAGAAAGTACCGATTGCGACTGGGATGGTCGCAGGCAGATTTGAGCAATGCGGTGGATATTGACCGAGCTGACATCTCCAAGTACGAGAATGGAGCGAAAGGTATAATGAGCAGCTCACTGCTGCGTAAATTTGCAAAAACCCTTGGCGTTTCAATGGACGCACTGATGGACGAAGAAGAGCCAGAAAACACAGCGGCTTCAATTCAAGAAAAATATGAGAAGTTGAGCTCCAGGCATCAAGAGATGGTAAAAGAAACCATTGATGCGTTCTTATTCCAAGAAAGTCATGTGGCTATGGCTGGTTAAGTACCGTACAGATCAAAAGTGTCTGTGCGGTATTTTTTTGCCTTTTTTACTGCCGATATAGGGCTTTCACAGAGTCGATATGAAAATGTGGCGAATTCGCCACAGAAGTGTGGCTTATCTGCCATCTGCAAGAGCCTTTCCAACTGGTAGACTATAAACAGTTCAAGGGACAAGCCCACAGAGTCAAAACGAAAGTACCTGTCGGCAGTACCTCGGACAAATAAAAAAATATCGTAAGCCCGATTCTAGAGCAGGCGAAGGATACCATAAGTGATCTGACAGCACAGCAGAGTTATTTGCTGGAGCTGGAGGACTGAACATGGGATCATTCTAACCTTCTTTAGAATCGGGCTTTTTGCGCCTTTTGACCGCAGAGTCTGTCCGTTTCATGAGTATGCCGCGAATCTGCCATGTGTGTTCTTCAAAGCCAGAGCTTTCAGTATCCTTCCCTCCCAGAAGTCCGGGGGAAAGGACAAAACAATGATGAACATGATGACTGGAGCAGTAGCAATCAACGGTGGAGTAGGTGTGATGGAAATCCATCAGCCGCAGGTGGCAGTCAGCCAGATGGCAGCAAGCGCAGCACAGGCTGCAGAGCAGGTGGCTCTGAATGCACACATCACTCTGCGTGAGCTGAAAGGAATGATCGACACTGTAGTGGAGAAGAAGCTCCCGACTTTCAAGACTCTCATGGAGATGAACCCGGTGGCAGTAGCCCGCACGAGCGTGAATGGTGCAAAGCTGACGGCCTATGAAAACGGCTATGCAGTCTATGAGGTGGACAGTGCCCACACTGTCATGGCCGTGGAACGCTGCGGCGATTACCGCTACGATTTCACCGATGGCACACACCAGATCGTGCCGGCAGAGACATTCGAGGAAGCCGAGTGGAGCCTGCGCCTTCTGATGGAAGGTGAGAAGCGTATGGAACACAACCTCAGTAAAACTGCTGCAAAGTTTGAGCCGGTGCCGCTGGAGTGCGATGGCTCTGACTGGTCCGCTTCTATTATGGTGGACTTTTTGGATGAAGACAATGCCGAGATGCTGGCAGACAAGGAACTGCGCCGTCTGTATGCTGCCATGAGCAAGCTGACCGAGCGTCAGATGGAAGTGGTCCAGCTCTACTTCTATAAAGGTATGACCCAGCAGGAGATCGCAGAGGAAATTGGTATCGGTCGCCGTTCTGTTGGAAACTGCCTGGAAGGTGCTCTGAAAAAAATCAGAAAAAACTTTTAAGAAAAGTACCTCCCAAACAGCTCCAAACGGTGTGCTTTATGTAAGGATACAAAATCCTCAATACATCAAGGAGGTAAGAACCTATGAAAGCAGTAAGCGAGAAGGTCATCCAGCAGACCCCCGATTCCATCGAGCGTCCACCCGGCGGGGGAGATCCAGTCACCGAACCGGACGCCGCAGCCGTGGGTGCGGACACAGTAAACAAAGCGGCTGCAACAGCAACGAAGAAAATTTTCGTCTGCTCGCCATACCGACCGACCTCAAAAACAGAGGAATGTAGGAAAGATGAGCTGATGGCGAATATCAACCGCGCCAAGACCGCCTGCAGGATTCTCACCACACTGGGGTTTCTACCGCTGGCACCGCATCTGTACTTCACCCAGTTATTAAAGGATGAGGATGCACAGGAGCGTAACACCGGCATAAAGCTGGGAATGCGCTGGTTGGAGGAGGCGGACGAGCTCTGGGTGTTCGGTAACACGATATCCGAAGGGATGGCGGCAGAGATCGAGAAAGCGCATGAGCTGAACAAGCCGGTACGCAATCTGCCGGAGCCGGGGCGAGTGATCGAACTGCTCTTAAAGAGCATCTCGGAACAGTACCATGTTCCGCTGGATGATAGGAAAGCTGAAAACAGCAATGGGCAGCAGGAAGCTGCAGAAAGTGAGGAAAACAATGGCTAACGAAAAGAAGAACGGCACTCTGGAGGAGATCATCGTGGAAATGCTCAAGGAAGGCAAGGCTGTCCGCATTCCTCTCAAGGATGTAGTGGACAAGATACAGGAGAATGTTAAGGCTGCGGAAGATGCGCAGGAGGCGGTTCAGCCAGAAACTGAGAAGTCGGAAGCGGTGCCGCAGGGCGGACAGGTCAAGACCGTGCCGATCAACATCCACATCGACAACCTGCATATCCACATGGATGAACGCATGACTTCCTACAACAACTTCGAGGGTGACTCCGATGAAACGGATGAGCCTGATGAGGACGAGCCGGAGGACATTGATGTGGATGCGATGATCGGTCTCATCAAGGCAAAGACCGGTCTGTGCGAGAAGGTCATTCTGGCAGTGCTGGCCGCCCAGGAGGAGTACCTCGATTCCATTTGGGGCGAGAACATGGATGAGGAGGACAAGGCATGATGGATGAGATGAATGTTTTGAATGCTCCAAAGAAGGTCGTGGATGGGCTGACCGAGGTCTTTGAAGGACTCGCCCAGATGTTTGAAGGCGTGTCTGACCAGCTTGAACTTCTGGGCGCAGATGCTGCCTCGGAGGATAAGCGTATCTTCCCGATCGTGGATCAGGAAGCTCCTGCCGTGTTTGAGAAGAAAGGTGCAGCAGCATCGCATCCCCGCAAGAAGCCGATCAAGAAGACCCGAAAGGTCGAGGAGGCTTCAGACAAGCTGGAGGAACCTGTCACTGACAGCAATAGCGATGCCACTGCAGACACACAGCCAGATGCCGAGAACAGTGCCGGGGAAGCAGAGGAAGAAGAAAACTTCCCGGCGGATGATGCAGATGCCTTGCCGTGGGGCGAGGATACCGGTCAGGAGAAAGAGACCGGCCAGAAGGACGAGCCGACCGATAAGACCAGACAGCCTGATAAGGCGCAACAGGCCAAGCAGGAATCACCTGCTGCCACTACGACATCGTCTGCGGTGACAATCACCAAGGATGATATCACAGCGGTCATTGTGGCGAAGATCAAGAAGAAGCGTGATAACAACGAGAAGATTGGTCAGCTTCTGAAGACCTATGGTGTCGGTCAGCTCTCTGACCTTCCTTCGGAAAAGTACGAAGCGTTTCTGGCTGATGTCTCCCAGATTTAAGGGAGGTCATTATGCCAGAAGTACACGCAATCCTGTCTGCTTCCAGCTCGAAACGGTGGCTGAACTGTACGCCATCGGCAAGGCTGGAGCAGAACTTTCCAAATGAATCCTCGGTGTATGCCGAGGAAGGAACAGCCGCCCATGCCTTGGGTGAGTATAAACTCCGCAAGTACCTGCATGAGAGAGTGCAGCGTCCGACCTCCGAGTACGAGAACGAGGAGATGGAAGCGAACACTGACATTTACGCAGAGTTCATCATTTCAACGGTGGAGCGCATCAAGGAAACCTGCCCGCATCCACTGGTCATGGTGGAGGAGCGGCTCGATTACAGCTATCTGGTTCCATCTGGCTTCGGTACCGGCGACTGCGTGATCATCGCAGACGGGACACTGTATGTCATGGATTACAAGAACGGCAAAGGCGTATTCGTCAGCTGTGACCACAATCCGCAGATGATGCTGTACGCCTTGGGCGCTTATCACGCCTACGGATACCTGTACAACATCAAGCAGGTGTCCATGACCATTATCCAGCCGCGACTGGAAAATATCTCAACGTATGAATGCAGTGTGGAGGAACTGCTGGACTGGGCGGAGACCTATGTCAGACCGAGGGCGAAGCTGGCCTTTGAAGGAAAAGGTGAGCAGGTTCCCGGTGACTGGTGCCGGTTCTGCAGGGCGAGGACTTCCTGCAAAGCCTGTGCCGAAGAAGCTCTGACACTGGTGAAGGAAGAATTTCTGGATCTGGACGAAGGTGTTCTTACCGATGAGGCGGAGGAGACCGATGCCACAGCAGCTTACAATCCGGACACCTCCGCACCGACCTTCAAGTCCCCGGCACTCCTTTCCAAGACGGACATCGAAAAGATGCTTCCGACCCTGAACCGTATCGAGTCTTGGATCGAAGCGATTTTTGCCTATGTCAGTTCCGAAGCCATTAACCACGGCGTTGCGTGGGATGGCTATAAGGTGGTCGAGGGCAGGAGCAAGCGGCAGTTCCTTGACACAAAGTCAGTGGTGGCCGCAGCAGAAAAAGCCGGATACACCGACATCTATAAGACCGAGCTGATCTCCCTTACTGAGTTTGAAAAGCTCATGGGAAAGAAAAAGTTCAAAGAGATTCTGGGAGAGTATGTGGTCAAGCCACCCGGTAAGTTGGCGCTTGTACCAAACTCCGATCCCAGAGAGGCAGTCGATCTGGAGACTGCCGAGGATGAGTTCACGCCCCTTGACTGAGGCTGGACATAGAAAACCGCATTACACAACAGGATGCCGCAGTCAGATAAGAGGCGCGGCATCACAAAAGAATTTGGAGGATTTTTATTATGGCTAAGAAAATTATCAGTGCAACGAAGCTCGTTATCCCGTGCCGTATCTCTTTTGCCAATATCTTCGAGCCGAAGAGCATCAATGGCAGTGAGGCGAAGTATTCCGTTTCCTGTCTGATCCCGAAGGACGATAAGAAGACCCTGCTGGCGATCCACAAGGCGGTCGAAGCAGCGAAGGAAGATGGCAAGGTCCGCAAGTGGGGCGGTAAGCTCCCTCCGAACCTGAAACTTCCGCTGCGTGATGGTGACATTGACCGTCCGGATGATGAGAATTATCAGGAGCACTTCTTCCTGAATGCCACCAGCAAGGACGCACCGCAGGTCGTTGACCGTCATGTCCAGCCTGTAGTTGACCCGATGATGGTCTACTCCGGCTGCTTCTGCAATGTCAGCGTCAATTTCTACCCGTTCAATGCCAACGGTAACCGTGGCGTAGCGGTAGGTCTGGGCAATATCCAGTTCGTCAAGGACGGTGACCGTTTGTCCGGACGTGCGTCTGCAGACGCTGACTTTGATGCGCTGGAAGATGATGAGGATGTTCTGGGCGGAGACGCCGGTGAGGAACTGCCGGATTACCTGCGTTAAGCACGGACAATTTGTACACAGCTAAGTAAGCAGGCCGGGGGATGTGTCAGAACATCTCCCGGTTTTTACATGAAAAATTGATTCACATGACGGATTGATTCAAACGAAGGGGTGAGATTTTTGAAAGAAATATTGGTCGATATTGAGACTTACAGCGAGGTGGACATCGGAAAATGTGGTCTGTACCGCTATGCTACGGACCCCAGCTTTGAGATCCTGCTGATTGCCTGGGCAACCGATGAGGGAGCCGGCTTTGGTGAAACCAAGTGCGCTGACCTTGCATCAGGAGAAACCATTCCAATGGAACTGCTGGAGGCATTTCAGTCCGGAAGTGTGCGACTGATCGCACACAATGCTGCCTTTGAACGTGTCTGTTTCTCTGTTCATCTGAACCGGTACTGTCCCGGACAGTATCTGAAGCCGGGAGATTTTCTTTCGCCGGATAGCTGGATCTGCACGATGGTCATGGCGGCATCGCTGACTTTGCCGCTGGCACTGAAGGATGTCGGTACGGTACTGAAGACCAGCCAGCAGAAAGACAAAGAAGGTGAGAGGCTCATCAAGCTGTTTTCTGTACCGTGCAAGCCGACCAAGTCAAATGGGATGCGCACCCGGAATCTCCCGGAGCATTACCCGGCGGACTGGGCGAAGTTTAAGTATTACTGCATTCAGGATGTCAACACCGAGGTGGACATCTACAAACGGCTGAAGAAGTTTCCGATGCCGGAACTGGAATGGCAGCACTATCGCACCAATGAGCGCATCAATGACCGTGGCGTGCGGATCGACACGGAACTAGTACAGGAAGCAATCACCTGTGACCTGATGCTCTCAGATGCCATGAGCAAAAAAGCCTACAAGCTGACCGGGCTGGAAAATCCGAATTCCGTATCCCAGCTGAAGACATGGCTGGAGGAGCGCGGCATCCCGATGGACACGCTGGGCAAAAAAGATGTCGCCCAGATGATTACCGAGCTGGATAAAAACGGCGTGGATGCGGAAGCACTGGATATGCTGAAGTTACGACTTCAGATGGCGAAAAGCTCTGTGAAGAAATACCAGGCAGCGGAACGCTGTGTCTGCTCGGACGGCAGAGCAAGAGGACTGTTCCAGTTCTATGGAGCCAGCCGTACCGGACGCTATTCTGGCCGGAATATCCAGTTACAGAACCTCCCACAGAACCACATTTCCACGCTGGATGAAGCGAGAACACTTGTGAAGCTGGGGTGCTTCGATATGGTCGAGAGTATCTACGGCAATACGCCGGATGTCCTCTCGCAGCTGATCCGCACCATGCTGATTCCGAAAGATGGATGCGAGTTCATCGTGGCAGACTTTTCTGCCATCGAAGCCCGTGTGCTTGCGTGGGAGGCAGAGGAGCAGTGGGTGCTGGATGCGTTCCAGAATGGCGAGGATCTCTACTGTGCTACCGCTTCCCAGATGTTTCATGTGCCTGTTGTCAAGCACGGCATCAACGGTGACCTGCGTCAGAAAGGGAAGATTGCAACTTTGGCTTGTGGCTATGGCGGTTCCTCCGGCGCACTTATCAGTATGGGCGCACTGCAGATGGGACTGAACGAGGGAGAACTGCCAGAGATCATTGATTCCTGGCGGGAAGCCAACCCGAAGATCGTGCAGTACTGGTGGGATACCGAAAAAGCTGCAATGACGGCCTATAAGACCGGGGAGCGGCAGGAGGTCGGAAAGATCGCATTTGAGTTCTATTCCGGCACCCTCTGGATGGTACTTCCGTCAGGCAGACGGCTGGCATATCTGAAGCCGAGACAGCAGCCGAACCGCTTCGGCCGTATGAGTCTGACCTATGAAGGCGTGGGGCAGAACCACAAGTGGAGCAGACAGGAAACCTACTCCGGCCGGCTGGTCGAGAACGCGACACAGGCCATCGCCCGTGACATTCTGGCTGAGGCCATGGACCGCATCTCAGCAGAGGGGTTGAACATTGTGGCTCATGTTCACGATGAAGTCATCATCGAGGCACCCAAGGGTCAGTACACAGTGGATGAGGTCTGTAAGCTGATGTCGGTCAACTCGGCATGGTGTAAGGGCTTGCCGTTGGCTGCAGCTGGTTACAAGGGTGACTACTATTTCAAAGACTAAGGGGTGAACAAGATGCCGCATGTATTGAAAATGAAGGACGGAAAACTCCTGACACCCTTTGGCATCCGCGACCTGCTGGATGCAGTCGAGGATTATGCCGGCGAGGAACTCCGCCGGGAGATCGAGGAGTACATCGATACCAACGTAGAGGATATTGATGACTACGAAAAGGAATATGACCGTATGGAGCAGGACAATGAACGCCTTGCTGACCATCAGCGGTCGGTCCTCTGTAACATCCGGGACGAGGTGGATGCGCTGGATACACTCCTGCAGGACACCCGACTGAACCGCAGGCGCATGCAGGGAGCAGTCCGGATCATCCAACAGATGATCAACCGGGAACTGTAAGCACTTGGAACTTAGAATAACACGGCGTCATTGTTATAAGGACACAGACGCATAAACAGGCGTATAAATATGCGCCACAGAAATGAAAGGGAAAACACTATGAAAACAGGTAGAAATTTGCAGGAAGTCCTGGTCGAGTTGAACCGTCAGAATCAGGCAAAGCAGGACTTCATCAGTCCGGCGCAGGGAATGCGTCTCCGGGAAGATGGACACACCTTTGAGATCAACCATATTACGACCAACCAGCAGGAGGTGTTTGGTACGACCTCGCTGTTCCATCGTCAGGTGGCATCGGCACTGGGCATCCCGGCCAAATACTATGATCTCATGCAGGCACAGAAGCCGGAGCTCCTGGCCGAGAACGTGAACAGCTGGTTTGCGGACAAGCCCAGTTCTTACATGGTCCGCTCGATGGATTATGGTGCCGGACAGGTGGCCCGTGCGCTGCTGTCGGAACGCTATCGCCGCATCGACAACATGGAAATCGCCACATCTGTCCTGCCTCTGTTCGCAGGCAACGATCAGTACGAGGTGATGTCCTGCGAGGTGACGGAAAACCGTCTGTACCTCAAGGTGGTCAATCACCGTCTGGAGATGGAAGTCCGCAAGGGCGATATCGTCCAGGCCGGTGTGATGATTTCCAACTCCGAGGTTGGTCTGGGTGCTGTGTCCATTCAGCCTCTGGTATATCGTCTCGTTTGCACCAACGGCATGGTGGTCAATGACATGGGCGAACGCCGTCATCATGTGGGCCGGCAGGCAAAAGCAGTGGAGGACAGTTTTGCACTGTATTCGGATGAAACGATGGAAGCGGAAGACAAGGCATTTCTGCTGAAACTCCGCGATACCACGATGGCGGCTATTGATGAGAGCAGATTCTCGCAGGTGGTCGGCCGCTTGCAGGAATCTATGGCAGTACCGATCACCGGCAAGGTGCAGGACGTGGTGCAGCTGACCGCGCAGAGCTATGGCATCAACGCTGAAGAACAGGAAGGCATCCTCAAGTACCTCATCGAGGGCGGCGACCTTTCTCTGTACGGCCTGTCCAATGCGGTGACCCGCGCATCGCAGGACGTTGTTTCTTACGACCGTGCCACCACACTGGAGGGCATTGGCTGGCAGGTCGCCACGATGGAGCCGCAACAGTGGAAGCAGATCAATCAGTGAGGTGGCGGCTATGGAAAATGTCATTCACTGGATTACAGAACACAAAGAGGAGAACTCTCCGAACAGGAAAGTCAGCCACAGCCACCCGGACCCGACTGCAGATGAAGCCATCAGTAATGTGATCCGGGAAGAAGGCAAGAAAAAACACAAGAAAAGAAAACGCCCGCGGATCGGTGTTTGGAGAGCGAAGGAGGCAAAGCCGGATGAGAGAAAGTGAAGTAGAAAAGCAGTTTGTAGCTGCGGTGAGGGCCGTCGGAGGACAGGCCCTCAAATTTACCAGTCAGAGCATGAATGGTGTGCCGGATCGTCTGGTTCTGCTGCTCGGCGGCAAGTGTGCGTTTGTGGAGCTGAAGGCTCCAGGCAAGCAGATGCGTATCCTTCAGCGAAAGCGCAGACAGCAGCTGGAGACACTGGGCTTTCCGGTGTTCTGTGTTGACCGTTTGGAGCAGATCCAGCTTGCGGTGGACGCACTCCTGCACTGGACGCCGGGTGAGCCTATCCCACAGGGGATCGGGGCGAAAATCCCGGAGATGCCGGAGGTTACGCTGCCGCAGGGAGATACACAAAGCAAGGAGCCGGAAACACAGGCACAGGATGCCGGGGAGGAGGTGATGCCGCTATGAAGTTCATTCCACACGATTATCAGAGTTACTGCACCGAGTATATTAAAACGCACCCGATTGCAGCCCTTTTTCTGGATATGGGCTTGGGTTAAGGAAAGACCGTCATAACCCTTTCTGCAATCAAAGACCTCATGCTTGAGACCTTTGAGGTCAATAAGGTCCTCATTATTGCGCCGTTGCGTGTCGCCCGTGACACATGGCCGGCAGAAATCGAAAAGTGGGATCACTTAAAAGGGCTGGACATTTCCATCATCGTTGGAGATGTCAAGACCCGGATCGCAGCAGTCCACCACCCGGCGATGATCTACATCGTCAATCGGGAGAACATCAAGTGGCTGGTGGAGTATTACGAGAAAAATGGAATGCACTGGGATTTTGGCATGGTTGTGATTGATGAGCTGTCATCGTTCAAGAACTATCAGTCTCAGCGTTTTAAGTTCCTGCGAAAAGTCCGGCCGTTTGTGAAACGATGGGTCGGTCTGACCGGTACACCTTCTTCCAACGGCCTTATGGATTTGTGGGCAGAGATAGGAATTCTGGATGGCGGGGAGCGCCTTGGAAAGTTTATCGGCCGGTACCGGGAAGCATATTTCAAGGCTGGGTCGATGAATCCGGCAACAGGCATCGTATTCCAGTATGTTCCCAGACAGGGAGCAGAGGAGATGATCTACCAGCGGATCTCGGATATCACAATTTCCATGAAGGCTCTGGATTATCTCAATATGCCGGATTGTGTACCTACAAGGTATGAAGTTGAGATGAACACGCAGGAAAGGGAACTCTACGATATGCTCCGGCAGGATCTTTTGATTCCGCTGAAAGACGGTGACATAGACGCTGCCAATGCTGCATCACTGACAGGGAAGCTGTTGCAGATGAGCAATGGCGCGGTCTATGACGAGAATGGCAAGGCGAGAGTCATTCACGACCACAAGCTGGAAGCCCTCGAAGACCTGATCGAAGCCGCCAATGGACAGCCGGTGCTGGTAGCTTACTGGTTTAAGCATGACCGGGAGCGTATCATCAACCATCTGTCGAAGCTGAAGATCAAAGTCCGGGATATCAAGAGCAGTACCGACATCAAGGATTGGAATGCTGGAAACATCCCGGTCGCCCTGATCCATCCTGCATCGGCCGGACATGGCCTGAACATCCAGCAGGGCGGACACATCCTGATCTGGTTTGGGCTGACCTGGTCTTTGGAGTTGTATCAGCAGACCAATGCCCGGCTTTGGCGGCAGGGACAGACCCATGTGGTGACCATTCACCACATCATCACGAAGAATACCGTGGACGAGGATGTCATGGCGGCATTGGAGCAGAAGGACATGACACAGGAAAAGCTGATATCTGCCGTCAGAGCACGGCTGGAGGAGTAGGAGAAGATTATGGAAAAGAATACGAGCAATTACAAATTTCTGAATGCAAAGGACCGTGCCGCAGAGAGAAAGCGCAGCTCCAATGTTATGGACACGGACCGATATCACTACAAGACTGCACCACATGTGCAGACCGGCAAGCGGAAGCGCGACAGTGATGGATTTTTCACACCGTATGCGATGTTCCGTCCGTACAGTGGCACCGGCCTGCTGTGTGCGATCTTCGGGGAAACACCTGCCCGTAAGACCTCTGACCTGCGAGTTACACAGGATATGCTGGCGAAGGAAGCCTATGAGCATGAGATCGAACTGCTCATGTGTCAGGCAAAAGCCTACGAGCTTCAGTTTCACAAGCGTTTCTGTGCGGAAGACCGTGCGGAGGAATGCTATACGAAAGCAGTGGCGGCAGGCAAACACACGGATGCACCGAAGCTGACGGCGGAGGATACCAGACAGACGATTCTGGATGCGGTTACCTGGCGTTTCGATTGGATTCAGCAGAACAAGAGAAAGTGCTATCGCTTTGCTGAGATCCTGATTGACGCAAAGGAGCACCATCTGGTGACAGACAGGGAAGAAAAAGAAAACTTTGTTGACCTGTTTGTGCGGAATGCAGCTCTGATGCCGGAGCCGAACCGCAAGCTGATCGACTGCATGTACGAGGCAGCATGGTATTCCATCTATATGTTCAAGTATGGATTGGATGGACAGAAGGTGCCGGCTCCGTGGTACGACACAAAAGAAAATGATTCGGGAAAGGGCTGGGTGAACAACTGATGGAAATGGCAGCGGACAATCTGGAATGCTACGAGAATCTGGCGAATGCAATCATCCTGCAGGCTGTCAAGGATTATAAAACTGTACTGTTCCGTCTGGAGGACCATCCGAACAACCGGGATGCGCAGTTTGAGAAAAAGAGGCTGGAAGGTTTCTTTCACTCCAACTGGTACAACACGCTGACGGATCTGGATGCCTGCACACTCATTTCAGGTGTGCAGGCAAGAGTGAAGGTTGAAGCCGTGGAGCGTAGAAAGAGGAGGGCAGAAAACCTGCGTCGGAAAGCGGAGCGAGAGATGAAAAAGCTCGTGAAGCTGCTTACGGAAGCCGGTGCTGCTCTGACTCCGGAGAACATCCGGGCATTAGATGATATTGCGTGATAAAAATAAACAGACCAGAACAGGAGGTGCAGTATGGCAGACGAGATGGATTATATGGAACAGGCAAAGGAACTGGCTGATTCCTATAGGCTGCTGGTACACAGGCGGGATATGCTCCGGCAGCAGTACGAGGATTCCCGGTCCTGGTTTTACACTAAGGACGAAATCATCTACAAGTTGTCGCAGGGCGCACATGAGGAATCCGAGCGTGTCCAGACCAGCGGTACATCAAATCCGGTGGAGCGCACCGTGCTGAACTGTGACAAGGTGCTGGCATCCATGAACCGGGAAGTGCAGACCCAGCGCACCGAGCAGTTTCTGGAACCCTATTACAAGGTCTGTGAAGATATCGAGCTGTTCGAGGTTGGACTGCGCAGTCTTCGGGGGTGTACGCGGATCGTGGCAGAGCAGCTCTTTGTGGACGGCAGAAAGCAGTCGGAAATCACTGGTTTGGATGGGAGAACTTTAAGCCGCCGGGTGGTGGAGCGAGAGAAAGAAACTGCATTGCAGGGGATTGCGGATGTGATCCGTTTGCATGACAGACACAGGAGGGGAGAATGTGGGAAGACCGATTAAGTGGAGTTTTCAGCCGGATAAACGGCATGAAGCCATAGCAAAAGATGCCTGCGGCGGTTATGAAAAACTCAAGGCAGACATTGCAGAAAAGGAGAAAATGCTAGCCGAGATCAAACAGGAACAGGCAGCGGCTATCTCCGATTTGGAGCGCGGCATCAAGGAAGAGATGTATACGGAGTGCAAAAGGGAATACGATAAGCAGAGCACACGGCTTCGTATTATGGAACTGGCTCTGAGCCGGGTGTCTGATTCTGATGCGAGGGCAGCAGTCAGACAGTTCTATTTTGAGCGTATTCCGTTGAAGTCGATGAAGGATTCCAACGGCTGTTCTTTTGGAAAAAGCAGGGCAGATTATTACAAGGGAAAGGGCTTCAAAGAATTTGTAGTAAATTTGGAAAAAGAGGGCTTTTTCAGGAAAAACAGCAGTTAATTAGGAAAACTGCTTCTTATGCGTACATCGGCTTTTTGCTATACTTTATACTAGGAAAATAAGATAAAACCGGGAGCGGATAAGAGTGCTGGGAGCGAAAGCTGCCCGGTATTTTTATCCGCTTTTTACATGTTATGCCGTCACGGATTCGGATTCCGGACGGCTGTTTTTGTATCAGGAGAGAAGAGGTGAAACCCAGAATGGGGAGAAAGAAAAGCAACGCACGGATTCTGCCGCGTGGCAGGAAGATCCATGTGAACAAGTACATCAACAAGCGTGGCTGCACCAAGCATAAAAGTGCCGCCACGCATAACCACAGCACCGAAAAGCAGCAGGAAAGCAGCCACACAACTTATGACAGCCTCCCGGCTTACAACTGGCCGACGACCAGAATTCCGAAGCAGTATGAGATCTGGTTTGCAGAGCTTGGTGACCATTATGGCACCTGTGTGCAGAGTGGGAACCGTCCGGTGCTGATCCTGACAAACGATATTGCGAACCGTTATTCGCAGACCTTCACAGTTATTCCGCTTACGAGCAAGATGAAAAAGCTCGACCTGCCAACACATATCGTGCTGACAGAAGCACATTGTGAGATGCTCAGAGCGGAACGACTGGAGGATTCCATTTTGCTGGTCGAGCAGATCACGACGATCGACCAGTCGGCACTGTTTGGACGCCTTTGCAGGGTAATCTCTGCTGAGAAAAAGCAGGAGATTGAACAGGCTGTGGCAAGGCAGTTTGATATGCACAGTACTAAGAAAAACAAACAAAATACAGACGAAAATGCTGTGCGCGGCAGCAATGCCAATTACGGCAGAAACGCTGTACACAGCAGGAAGGAGGTCTAACCGCTATGGTGGATATCAAAAATATCCCGGCGGAGCTGAAGACCTCCTGCCGGTTTTGTGTCTGGAAATTTGAAAAGCGAAACGGTCAGAAGACCAAGATGCCGTATAACCCGGCGAATGGTGATAGAGCCAGGATCAATGATCTCCGCACCTTTGCAGATTTCAAGACCACGCTTGTCACTTATGCAATGGGCGGCTATGACGGCATCGGCATTGCTGTGGGCAGTGGTATCGGAGCTTTTGACATCGACCACTGTATCCGTGAGGACGGGACGCTGAATGACACAGCGGATACCGTACTTTCGATCTTTCCTACAGCGTATGTAGAGAAGTCGCCGTCCGGCAAAGGTCTGCGTGGATTTTTCCATGTGCCAGAGGACTACGTTTACGACAAGACGGTCTACTACATCAACAACCGCAGCAAAGGTCTGGAAGTGTATATGCCCGGTGCGACAAACCGCTTCGTCACAGTGACGGGAGATGTTTACCGCACAGGTGAGATCCCGAACGATGAAACGGCGATGACCACGCTGCTGGATACGCTGATGAAGCGAAACAAGCAGGTGCAGCAGACACATTTCCAGCACCATTCGTATCTGGATGATGAGGCTGTCATCGCACACGCCAACGAGGCCAGCAACTCCGAAAAGTTCAAAAAGCTCTTTGCCGGTGAGTGGGAAGACCTCTACGGCAGCCAGTCGGATGCAGATATGGCGTTCCTGTCTATTCTGGCATTCTGGTGCGGCTGTGATGAGGAGCAGATGGACCGCATCTTCCGCACATCTGGTCTGATGCGCCCGAAGTGGGATCGCAAACAGGCTGGTTCAACCTACGGTGCCATCTCTATCCGCAACACAGTCAATACCTGCGCTTCCGTTTACATTCCTGTCAACGCGCAGGACATTGTGGATGAGGAGTTTGCAAATCTTGACTCTGATGATAAAGAGGCGGAGCGGCCACCGGACATCAGCAAGCTCAAGCTGTCGCTGGAAGAAATGGCTCCGCACACGAATCCGCGCTACGGCAGGGATGAGATTGGTTTGGGCAACATGTTTGCCGATTTTTTCAAGCCTATCGCACGGTACAACAGTGAACGCGGCATCTGGTTTGTCTATGATGGAGTTGTCTGGCAGCCGGATATGGAGAACCTTAAGGTGGCAGAGCTTGCGAAATATCTGGCAGATAAGCTGTATCTGTTTGCATTGAAGATTACAGAAGAGGATGTCAGAAAGCGGTTCATCGACCGCGTCCGGAAACTCCAGCAACGCAAGCACCGTGACACGATGCTGAAAGACGCGAAGTCCGTATTCCCACTGTCCATGAAGCAGTACGATCAGGATATCTATCTGTTCAACTGCAAAAATGGAACACTGGATCTGCGGACGATGGAATTCCGGGAACACCGCCCGGAGGATTTTCTCACAAAAGTGTCCCCTGTGATATATGCCCCGGATGCCGACTGCCCTCGCTGGCGGACGTTCATCACGGAGATCATGCAGGGGGATAAGGCCAGAGCAGACTATCTTCAGAAGGCTATCGGATACTCGTTGACTGGTGACACCCGCATGGAGTGCTTGTTTATTCTGTACGGTCCGACATCCAGAAACGGTAAGGGTACCACAATGGAGAGTATTCTGCGTATTATGGGTGAGTACGGTAAAAATGCAGATCCGACCATGCTGCAGGCGAAGTTTAACAGCCAGAGCGGAGGACCGTCTGAGGAAATCGCCCGGCTTGCCGGCTCTCGTTTTGTAAACATCTCCGAGCCGGAGAAAAAGATCACTCTGGATGCAGCTCTTACCAAACGACTGACCGGTAACGATACGATCACAGCCCGGTATCTGCATGAGAACAGTTTTGAGTTCCGACCGAACTTCAAAATTTTCATCAACACGAACCATCGTCCGAATATCACAGACCTTACGCTGTTTGAGTCTGGCCGAATCAAAATCATTCCGTTTGACCGGCATTTTGAAGAAAATGAACAGGATAAGGATCTAAAGTCCACTTTTGCTAAACCGGAAAATATGTCCGGCATTCTGAACTGGATGCTCGAAGGCTATAAGCTGTTCCGCAGTCAGGGACTTGCCATGCCGGATTCTGTCGTTCAGGCAACAACGGACTATCAGATATTCTCAGATAAGATGGGTCAGTTTTTTGATGAATGCATTGAAGAAAAGGAAGGGTGTGAGCTTCGGCGCGGTGCAGTTTACACACGTTACAAAGAGTGGTGTGGAGAGAATGGCTACCGGGCAGAGGCAGCCAAGAATCTAAACCAGGAGATTGAAAAGCGGTACAAGACTGCAAGAAAGCGTCCGAATGACGGTGCCTCCAGCAGTACGACTCCGATGGTCCTGGATGTGGCGTTCACGGCAAGTGAAGAGTCAAAAGAGGACTTTGCACCATTGACATCATGAGCTTGAAATTCAAGGTACGGACGGATTTGTTGCGGCTGTTGCTGGTAAAACATAGTGAAATCTATTGTTTTTGATTTTCATAAGTTCCCATCAAAATACCAGCAACACACGACTTCGGAGTCACGTTACCAGCAACAGCGGCAACGCCCCAGCAACAGAAAAACGTAGGAAAATCAAGAGTTTTCGGTGCTGTTGCGAGTGTTGCGAGTGAAAACCCTATTTTATTTATATTATTTTCTTTTATATACTATTTACTTTTTACTAGCAACAATAGCAACAAAAGAAAAAATATAGATCTTAACACCCCTGAAAAGTGCGTAAAATCAATATTTTTGGGGACTGGACACCTCGCTTTGTGAGGAAAGCGCCAGCAACACACCAGCAACAGATTCAGAGGACACATTGGAACTACACAATGGAACATCGCAGGCCGCTTTTGTGGGAGCCTATTTGTGGGCAAGGGCAAAGGCGGCCTGCTTTGTGATACATGAAAGACGGAGGACAAAGAACATGAGTAAGATTATTACCTGTGAGCAGGTCAGTGATGGTCATCCCGACAAGATTTGTGACCAGATCGCAGATGCTATTGTGACCGACATTCTTCAGCATGACAGGCACGCCCGTGTGGCAATCGAGTGTCTGCTGAAGAAGAACCAACTCTTTATTGCCGGCGAGGTCACGACCGACTACCAGCCGAACTACCACCAGATCGTCCACGATGTGCTTACCCGCATCGGCGCCGAGAAGCTGGGCTTTGACATGAGGGAGCTGCTCCGCATCGGCATTCTGATGGACAAGCAGTCCCCGGACATTGCACTGGGTGTGGACAAGGGCGGTGCCGGTGACCAGGGCATCATGTATGGCTACGCCACCAACGAGACAGCAGAGCAGATGCCAATCCCGTACATGGTTGCCACCAAGTTCCTGCAGCTGCTGAAGAACCATCCGTCCAAGATGTTCCGAGCAGATGCCAAGGCGCAGGTCAGCTACGATTACGACACCGGCCGAATCACCACCTTCCTCTGCTCCGTGCAGCACAGCCCGGATGTGGAGGTCAGCGACTTCCGGCATATCATCGAATCCATGATGGTGCTGGCCGCCTGCGAGTACGGTCTGGATGGTGACTTCACGAAGCTGGTTAATCCGACCGGTCGTTTCGTGCTGGGTGGCAGCTATGCCGACTGTGGTGTGACTGGCCGGAAGCTGGCGTGCGATACCTACGGTGGCATCGGTCGCATGGGCGGTGGTGCATTGAGTGGCAAAGACCCTACCAAGGTGGACCGCTCCGCAGCATACATGGCTCGGAAGATCGCCAAAGACATCGTGCAGGCGGGCTACGCTGACAAGTGCGAAGTCCAGCTGGCTTACGCCATCGGCGTGGTACAGCCAGTCGGTGTGTCGGTGGAGTGCTTCGGTACAGAGCACCAGTCCCTTGACTTCATCGAAGCCTACGTCCATGACAGCTACGACCTGACCCCGCAGGGTATCATCAAGCGGCTGGGACTGCTGGATGTAGATTACAACAAGGTCAGTGCTTACGGTCACTTCGGCAAGGCTGGTCTTCCGTGGGAGGACTGACCCATGCCGTACAGACCAAAGACACCGTGCCGTCATCCCGGCTGCCCGGAGCTGGTGGAAGTCGGCCGACTCTACTGTGAGAAGCACCTGCCTCTCCACCCGGAAGTCACCCGTCCGGCAGCGAAGCGTGGATACAACAGACGGTGGCAGAAAGCCAGAAAGTCGTATCTGGAAGCACATCCGCTCTGTGTGCAGTGTGCCAAGCAAGGCAAGTACGTCCGGGCAACGGTGGTGGATCACATCATTCCGCACCGTGGTGACCAGAAACTTTTCTGGGACCAGAACAACTGGCAGTCGCTCTGTAAGAGCTGCCACGATAAGAAGACGCTGACCGAAGACATCAACCCGACCTACACCTACTGACACCCCCACCGGGGCCGGGGTCACTTCTCTACAGTGAAGTCACACGAAGACCGGTGCGCCCTTTTCTGTGAAAAACCGCAAAATTGATAGGCCGGGGGTCAGAGGATTAACGGCGCAAAATGAAACAGGAAAATGTACAGGCATCGGAGCTTCGGTTCCGGTGCCATTCTTTTTCCCCGAAATGAACCAAAGTGTGTGAAACTTCTCGTAAACAGGGAGCTTTCGCACATTTTAGCTTGTTCCGGGAGGAGCAGGGGCGAGCGGAAATCGGCCGCCGCAACAACGATCCAACCTGGCGGGACAGTGCCGATTTCCACTTCGCCGCTTTTCGCATGAATTATGAGATTTTTCTAAGAAACCGCCGAAGAAACGGCGAAAAATGAGAGTGAGGTGAGGGCAGATGGAAGATTACACGGCTGAGATGATCAGGGACATGGCTTTTTCCTTCTGCCCTCAGTGCGGTACGGCAATCGTACCAAACCATAAAGGTAGACCACGGAAGTTCTGCTCACCGGAATGCCGGTCACGGTGGAACAACACCCACCCGAAACCAGAGAACTGGAAGACCGTGCGGTCAAAGATCTGTCCGGTGTGCGGCAGGGAGTTTTCCTACCGGCACCAGTATGGTCTGGAACGGAAATATTGCAGCCGTGCCTGTGCAAACAAAGGACGCTGGAAGGAGGGCGATGCAAATGGAAGAACCGCTGAACATAGAACGTGATGTGGTAAAGAACGGTGTCCGGCTGGACTGTGTGTTTGAGGGCTATGAGTACCGCCCGGAGAGAGAAGAAGTCCGAAGCCAGCGGCTTGCCGGGTTTGAATGTGTGGAGATCGCAGAAAACACCGGGTTGTCTTTGGAACAGGTCACGGATTACTGCCGGGAACTGGGCCTGCCGGAAACGGGGAGCTGCCAGTTACAGCCACCGGATGGGTCGGGGGAACGGCGCTGTCCAGTGTGCGGACGGATTCTCGTGCAGAGAGGGAACAGTGGTCGGAGACGGTTCTGTTCTCCTGATTGCCGGGAGGAATATTACAGGCAGCATAAGTCTTTTCGGATCGCGGTCTGTAAAAACTGTGGAAGGGAGTTCCATGCCGTAGATGAAGGAAAACGGCAGCGGAAGTTCTGCAGTCTGAATTGTTACTGGGATTATCGATACGGGATGAAGGGAGTGGATGAGGATGAGTAAGATTATCGGTGTGTTTCCGATGTTCAACACCGGGGGTATCTGTGTACATGCGATTGACGATGCGGAAGATAAGGTCCTGGCATCCGTGAACGGGGAAAACCCGGAATGGTGCGAGATGGCTGAACATCCGCAGGAAGATGGAGATGAGATGGAGTCGGGCTTTTTGTTCGGCTCCTTTTTCGTGCCGTTCTCCGGGGTCATGCGCATGTGAATCTGAATTAGGAGGGCTTACATGAAAGCGACTGCTGAACTGAAGATGCTGCCGGTGTCCGTACTTAAGCCGGCCGCATACAATCCCCGGAAAAAGCTGAAGCCGGGGGACAAAGAGTACGAGAAGATCAAGAACTCCATCACGGAGTTCGGGTTCACAGATCCTTTGGTGGTCAATGCCGATATGACAATCATCGGCGGCCACCAGAGATTGACCGTAGCGATGGAGCTGGGCTATACCGAAGTGCCTTGTGCGATGGTGGACATCGACAAAACCAGGGAAAAAGCCCTGAACATCGCACTCAACAAGATCACAGGTGCATGGGATGATTCCCTGCTGGCCGACCTTCTGAAAGACATCGAAGATTCCAACTTTGATCTTGGCAAGACCGGCTTTGAGCCGCCGGAGATTGAGACGTTGTTCAACAAAGTCCACAGCAAAGAGGTCAAGGAAGATGACTTCGATGTGGAATCCGAGCTGAAGCAGCCATGCTTCTCCAAAGAGGGTGACCTCTGGCATCTGGGAAAGCACATCGTTCTGTGCGGTGATTCCACCAATGCAGAATGCTACGACACCCTGATGGACGGAACCAAGGCAAATCTGGTCCTTTCCGATCCCCCTTATAACGTGGATGTGGAAGAGACTGCTGGTAAGATCATGAATGACAACATGGGGGATTCGGAATTCTACCAGTTCCTTTTGGCAGCGTTCCAGCAGATGCACGGTCATCTGGCGGATGACGGCTCCATCTACATCTTCCATGCAGATACGGAAGGGCTGAACTTTAGAAAAGCATTCAAGGATGCCGGGTTCTACCTGTCCGGGTGCTGTATCTGGAAGAAGAATGCGCTGGTGCTGGGCCGCAGTCCTTACCAGTGGCAGCACGAACCGTGTCTCTACGGCTGGAAGCAGAAGGGGAAGCACCAGTGGTATTCCGACCGGAAGCAGACGACCATATGGGAGTATGACCGGCCGAAGTCCAACAAGGACCATCCGACCATGAAGCCCATCGGTTTGATGAGCTATCCGATTCGCAATTCCACTATGACCAACGGCATCGTGCTTGACCCGTTCCTCGGCAGTGGCTCGACACTGATCGCCTGCGAAGAGACCGACCGTGTGTGCCGAGGCATCGAGCTAGACCCGAAGTTCGTGGATGTGATCGTGAAGCGGTACATCGAACACAGCGATGGTCACTACGATGATGTGTTTGTTGTCCGTGACGGCCAGAAGCTGAAGTTCGAGGAAGTGGCAACCTTCGAGCCGGAAAGGGAGGTCGCTGATGGAGAATAAACAGTTGACCCTCGGCAGCCTCTTTGATGGCTCCGGGGGTTTTCCGTTAGGCGGTCTTCTGACCGAGCAGATCACTCCGCTGTGGAGCAGCGAGATCGAGCCCTTTGCCATCCGGGTCACGACCAAACGTCTGCCACTGGTGAAGCACTACGGAGATGTATCCGCCATCAGCGGCGCAGACCTTCCGCCTGTGGACATCATCACCTTTGGCAGTCCCTGTCAGGATATGTCCATCGCTGGTAAGCGGGACGGTCTGGATGGTTCACGGTCCAGCCTGTTTTACGAAGCAATCCGAATCGTGAAGGAAATGAGGTGCAAGACCAATGGAGAAAAACCAAGATTTATCGTGTGGGAGAATGTGCCAGGGGCCTTCTCTTCAAACAAGGGACAGGACTTCAAAGCAGTCCTCGAAGCCGTCATCGGTGTTAAAGAACCGGCCGCCTCGGTGCCTGCGCCTGAGAAGAAAGGATGGCCCGACGCTGACTACTACGTGGGAGACGGATGGAGCGTCGCGTATCGAGTTCTTGATGCACAATGGTGGGGCGTTCCCCAAAGAAGAAAACGTATCTACCTTGTCGCAGATTTTGCAGACCAGAGTGCCCCAAAGGTACTATTTGAGTCCGAAGGCGTGTCTCGGTATTCTGCGGAGGGCTTCCATGCGTGGCAAAGAGCTGCCGCCGGTGCTGAAAGCGGCACTGGAGAGGCAGGCTTCAGCGGAGCAGGAGGGCGGATCTGTCTGAACGACCAGGGCGGTAAGCAGATGGATGTTTCCCAGGATGTGACCGGAACCCTCCGGGCAGAGGAGCATGGACATCAGCCGTGTGTTCTGGAAGCTGCCGGTTTCTGTACCGAGCATTCGGCAGATGCCAGAAGCATCGGATACGAGGAGGAACGCTCACCGACCCTCCGGGCTGGTGTTGTGCCTGCCGCCATCGCACTGGAAAATCATCCTGCTGACAGCCGGGTGAAGATTTCCGAGAATGGTAAGGTGCAGACACTGACAAGCCGGTGCGGTACAGGTGGCGGTAATGTCCCGATGGTCATGGACGCTGTTGAAAATTCAGTGGAAAGTCCGGTGAAAGAAGTTGAAAACTCCCCGGCAGTCACGCTGAAGATCCGTTCCGGTTGCGAGGGTGGCGGCAAGGGAGCCATCTGGCAGGAGGAGAAGTCTGCCACGCTCGGCTGCAACAACGACCAGACACTGTTCGTTCCGAAATGCTATGGTGTCTGTTCCAAAGCCAGCCATTCCATGATGTCCGACAATCCGCACAGCGGTTTTTATGAGGCCGAAACTTCCCGGACACTGGATCGCAGCGGTGGAGACCCGACCTGCAATCAGGGCGGTATCTGTGTAGTAGAGCCGGTCGCTTTTACCCAGAACCAGAGGGATGAAGTCCGGGATCTGGGAGAGAAGTCAGCGGCACTGGCAGCAGAACCGGGGATGAAGCAGCAGACCTTTGTGGCACAGCCGGAAGAGGTGACGGCCTTCCATGTGAACCAGCGTAATGAGCTGATCGACCTGCATGGCAAGTCTGGTGCTTTGATGGCGACCCGGAGCGACCAGATGCAGACCTTCGTCCTGCAGGGCAACATGATCGGCCGCAAGGATGAGAACGGTCCGCAGGGGGATGGCGTCAATGAGGATGTCTGCTTTACACTGGATGCCACTGACCGCCATGCAGTCTGCGCACCGGAGGATGTGTATGCCATGACCACCGGCTCCTATATGCAGGTGGCAAAAGAAGTCGCACCGACCCTGATGGCACGGGACTACAAAGACCCAACCACTATCGCACCGGTGCCGCATCTGAACGAGGGTGTCATGGGAACCGTGGCAACCGGGGCACATCCCAGCGGCTTCAACGGGCAGGATGCCTTCAATGACCGTCTGGTCATCGACAATCCGGAAGCACAGCCCGCACCTGTGACCTATACCGTCCGCCGTTTGACACCGACCGAGTGTGCCAGACTGCAGGGATTCCCTGACTGGTGGTGCAGAGATCTCGGAACGGAAAACCCAACCGAGGAAGATCTGGCGTTCTGGGCGGATGTGTTTGAAACACACCGTAAGATCGTGACCCATGCCAAGAAGCCGAAGACGGAGAAGCAGATCCGGAAATGGCTGGCTGACCCGTATACGGATTCGGCAGAGTACCGTATCTGGGGCAACGGCATTTGCTTAGCCAACGCATTCTTTGTTCTGGCCGGCATCGCGTGGTGTGCAGGTCTGGAAGAATAAACTGGCCCGCTATATTACTAGGTAGAAAGCGACCTGGTGATATGGTGGGCTTACATATTGGTCCTATTTACACAACAGATTTTGCGGTCCCTTGTGTAAATGGTCGAACATGAAGAATATCGGGAAATGGCCTTGCTATTCATCCGTTTTAGAGTGATATATGTGCTACCGAAAAGAACATCGGGATGCACAAAAACAAATGAACGAAAAGGAGCGATGAATTATGTTGAAATTTAAACTGAACGTAGCCGAGAGAAAGACCCTCGCAAAACGCATGGAGGAGCTGACCGGCATCCACCCTTACTATACCAAAGCACCTCTGTATTCTTACGACATCGGGAGCTACACCATCGACCGGAATGGCAACCTTCTGGTCGAGCCGGAGAATGCAGATGCCGAGCTGCTGACGACCCTGCTGAATGAGGGACTGATCCGCGGCGGCGAGAGTATTGAGAGCACGGATGACCAGCCGGAGGACACAGAGCTGACAGCGGATATGGATGAGGAGCCTGTGACCGAAGCGGAAACTGAGCAGATGCCCGAAGCAGAGCTGGAGGTTCTGGACGAGCAGGAATCCGAAGATGCAGATACCGCAGAAGATGAACCTGCGGAAGCAGGAGCCGAGGATGCATTGGAGCCGGACAATACGGCTGAGGATGATACCATAGAGGATGAGCCGGATGCAGAATCGCAGGAGACAGAAGATCAGCCGGAAGAGGTGCCGCTGGACTTGGAACTTGCATTCCCGGTCAGCCAGCACAACGGTGTGACTCTCCGCAACCTGGTCAACCTTCTTTACAGCCGCGGCAAGCTCATCGGCAAGGCGACTGGAGGACACTTCCATGTGGAAGAGGGGCTGGTCGAGAAGCTGAAGGACGATAGCTGCACCTTTGCCATCATGAACTTCATCAATGCGGTCAGCGACTATGAGACTGAACATGGTGCTGCACTGGAAGGCCTGAAAATCACCACCGAGAAGGTCACCTTTACCGGCTTCCCGACTGCACCGGACCACGAACATCTGACGGCTTTTGCACAGCTGGCGGTGCTGATGAACCAGCAGGCGATCAGCCAGAAGCGTATCCAGGCAAAGGATGTCAACGATGAGAATGAGAAATACGCACTCCGCACATGGCTCCTGCGGCTGGGGATGAACGGTCCGGACTTCAAAGAAACACGCAAGATCCTCATGGAGAATCTTTCCGGCCATGCGGCTTTCCGCACAGATGAGGAAGCACAGAAGTTCCTCGCAAGGGAAAAGGCAAAACGGGATGCCCTGAAAGCCGCGAAACAGGCGGCACAGGAGGGCAGTGCCTCCGCAGGGGAAACGATCGCATCAGCAGATGCCGAGCCGACACAGCCCGACTGTGGGGCAGACACGGCGCAGATGCTGGAGGCGGGAGCGTAAGCTCCCAAGCTCCCAATGGGGGACGGAAAATATGCGAGACCCTCTTTCATTGTAACGATATTAACTCTGAAAATGTACATTATCAAGCGGATAAACTGCAGAAATGTGCACGATCATTCCTCTCGATATTTGTCGAATATATGTTCTTTTATGGCCTTGCTATTATGTGCACCTGACGGTAATATGCACATACCGAAAGGGAAAACAAGGAAAAAACAAAGGAGAACATACCATGAACGATAAAACAAGAGAGCAGATTGAAGCCATGAAGAACCAGACCATCGGAGTTGAGATCGAGATGAACAACATCACCAGAGAAAAAGCGGCAAGAAAGGTCGCGGAGTACTTCGGAACCAGAGCATGGAACGCCGCCGGCGAGTACGGATATTACAGCTGGGCTTGCAAGGACCAGCAGGGCAGGGTTTGGAAATTCCAGAGGGATGTGAGCATCTACGGACCGGACGCAGAAAAATGCGAACTGGTCACCCCGATCCTCACCTACGACGACATCGAAACCTTGCAGGAGATTATCCGGCTGCTCCGAAAGGCAGGCGCAAAGAGCGGCCCAAGCCGCGGATGCGGAGTCCACATCCACATCGGCAAAGGGGACCACACCGCAAAGACCATCCGCAACCTTGTGAACATCATGGCGGCACACGAACAGCAGATCGGCAGAGCCATCCGGATTGACGCAGGGCGCACCGGACAATATTGCCAGGTGGTCAATCACCGCTTCCTCGACCGGCTGAACCGTGAGAAGCCGACCACCATGCGCAAGCTGGAAGACATCTGGTACGAAGGCAACGGTTCCAGCTGGGAAAACCGGAATGCCCACTACAATTCAAGCCGGTACCATATGCTGAACCTCCATGCCACCTTCACAAAAGGGACCATTGAATTCCGCCTTTTCCAATTCGCAGACCCAGCGGACGGAAAGCGCAACGGACTGCACGCCGGTGAGATGAAAGCCTACATCCAGCTTTGCCTCGCAATGAGCCAGCTTGCAAAGATGGTCAGGACGGCAAGCCCGAAGCCCCAGCAGACCGACAACGAAAAGTACGCGATGCGGTGCTGGATGCTGAGGCTGGGATTCATCGGGGATGAATTCGCAACGGCAAGGGAGATCCTTCTGCGGAACATGGAGGGAAACGCATCCTGGCGGAACAAATAAGCCGGGATGCACGGGCACCTTTTGGGCGGGCAACCGCCCTTGAGGTGGTAGAAGGAGGTGCAGGTTTATGAAAAGCACGTTAAAAAATGAAAACATACCGGGCGGCAGAGCCTTTAAGGTGACCATCACCGAGACCTACCAGAGGACGGTGACCATTTATGAATCCGAGATGAAAGAGCCGACCGTGGAGGAAGCCCAGCGTGTGGCAGAGGACTGGTGGCGGGACAGCCAGATCGAGCTTGGGAAAGAGGATTTCCAGGGCGTGGAGTTCACTGGCAGGGAGGACGGTGAGGCAGATGTTTGAACTGATTAGCCGAAACCCATCCAGATATTACCTTGCCTACGGAAGCAACCTCGACATGGAACGGATGGGAAAGAGATGCCCTTACGCTGTGGTGGTCGGCACGACCGAGATCATGGGCTACCGGCTCCTGTTCAAAAAGAGTAAGACCGGCTGCTATGCCACCATCGAGCAGGATGCCAATGAAAGCGTACCGGCGGTGGTCTGGAAGCTCTCGGAATACGATGAGCTCCTGCTGGACCGATACGAAGGCTGCCCAAGATACTATTATAAGAAGCAGTTCCAGCTTCCGGTCTGGAACCTGAACGGGAACCGCATGAAAAAGGCAAAGCCATGCATCGCTTATGTGATGCACGAGGATCGGAGGCTTGGCTGCCCGGATGCCGAGTATTTTGAACTGCTGCGTGGCGGATACAGCGACTGGGAATTTCCGCTGGACACACTGAAGCGTGGACTGGCAGCCAGCATCGGAAGGGCGGAAGCCATCCGGTATCTGAAGAAGCGGCAGATGATGTAAGAGTACACGATCACAGGGAAAAAACATTGTGCAGTATATGATGCTCATCGGCCTTGATAAATCAGGGCAAAAGAGTGATATATACCATACCGCCAGACAAGAGCGGAGAAAACCGAAGGGAGAGATTCAAATGAAGAACAAGAAATATTACATCGCCTACGGCAGCAACCTGTCGGTGGAGCAGATGGCAGACCGATGCCCGGATGCAAAAATTGCAGGGCAGGCGGTGCTGGCCGGCTGGGAGCTTTTGTTCCGCGGCTGCGCCACCATCGCACCGAACCCGAAGAAGAACACGCCGGTTCTGGTGTGGGAGATCTCGGAAAGGGACGAAGGAAACCTCGACCTCTATGAGGGCTACCCGAACTACTACCGCAAGGAAGATCTGAACATTGAACTGCTCCGGGAAGGGGCAGAGCCGGAGATGGTGACCGCAATGGTCTATATCATGGAGAACGACTTCGGGCACCGCGCACCGAGCCGGTATTACTACAAAGTTCTGCATGACGGCTACAAGGCATTCCACTTCCCGATGCACATCCTCGAAGGTGCGCTGAAGGAATGCATGGATAAGGATGCCGCCCAAAAGATGATCGGGGAGGTGCAGTCATGAATTTCGCAGATCAGAAAATGGTCGAGAAGTTGAGAAAAAAGTTTCCGGTCGGATGTCGGATCGTCCTCGATGAGATGGATGACAGGCAGGCACTGCCCATCGGAACGCAGGGGACCTGCAACGGGGTCGATGATGCCGGAAACATCTTAGTGAGCTGGGACACCGGAAGCCATCTGAACGTTGCCTACGGTGCGGACAGTTGCCACCGTGTGGCAACGGATGCCGAGGTCAAGGTGTCGCTCGACCGCCTTGGTAAAACGCGACAGACCGGTCCACGTTGCCCCAGGTGCGGAGCAAAGCCAGACTGCTACGACCATCAGCAGCAGGCACTCAGCCGAAGGGCGGACATCCAGATCTGTAACCGATGCGGAACGGAGGAAGCGTTAGAGGACATTGCATGGGGCGGACACCAAAACCTGCCTTTGGCAGACTGGGCAATCGTGAAAGGGGGCTGGGTCGAATGAAGGTCCTTCTGATCAAACCGATGGAGCATCCGCAGGTGGTGGACATCGAAAACTCCCTGCAAGAGTTCTACCGCATCCTCGACTGCGACTGCATCACAGCCACATACCCGTGGGAAGAATGCGCTGCCCTGGTTACTGATGACAACGGGCTGTTCACCGAGAAGCCATTCAGCAGATACATCCCGGAGCTGGAGCAGCCCATCAAGGGAAACTTCTTCATTTGCGGATTGGGCGAGGAAGATTTCGCAGAACTGTCGGAAGACCTCATCCGCAAGTACACGGAACGCTTCTGGGTGCCAGAGGCATTCGTCAGCATGTTCGGACAGATGGCGGTCATCCAGATGGATGACGGAACGAAGCCGGAATAAGATACCGCGATCAGAAAAAATACCCTCTCGGCCAGAAAAGACCGGGAGGGCTTGGCTTAACAGGAGGAGCCTATGGGACACAGAAAGATGCCGGCTTATGGCGAGAGGGAACACGGCGGCAGATACATTCTGGATGAATACGAATGGTCGAGAAACCACTGCAAGGCGGTGACCATCCGCAGATGGAAAAGGGACCTGAAAAAGAAAGCCAGAGCGCATAACCGCAGGGTGATGCATCAGGCAATGCAGGGCGAAGCCGATTAGACGGAAAATGGGGGCCTCAAAAGAATGAGAACCTCCTTCCAGTTTACTGTATATTACCTCTGGAATGCAACGATAGCAAGGAGAACCGCCGCCATAATGTACACAAACATCTGGCAGCGGTTTTGTGTATCATACCAAACCAAAACGGGGGATACGAGGCAGAGCCCCAGCTTCTGCTGGGGGAGCCTTTTGGGATTCCTTAGAAGAAATCCCTCATGCTCATGCCGACCTCGTTCAGTCGTTCTTCCATGCTGTGGTAGTGCCAATCTTCTTCCTCTTCTTCGTCCTCTTCCTCAAGCTCCTCTGGGAAAGGGTCGTGCCGCCATCCGGCTTTCTGGTATTCTTCTTCCCGGATGTCGTTGCGGTCGTAAATGTCCAGCTCGTATTCTTCTTCAAGCTCTGCGATGCGGTTTTCGATTGCGGTTTCAACTTCTGTAATGGTCTTTTTCATGGTTTTTGTCCTCCGTTTTTGGTTTGGTTTTTCTTTGCTTTTGTTGTGTGTATAATGCCGCAGAAACACATATATAGCAAGTCAATCAGGGGTTATATATGTACCAAACATGAGGGGCAAAGATCGTTGATAATATGACGTTTTATGGCCTTGCTATCACAGGGCGGTGACGGTAATATACAGCTACAAAAGGCAAAGGGGGACAGAAAAATGGCTGATTGGAGAACATGGAAAAAAGGAAGAAAGACAACATGGCACTGGAACGAATTCGATGGTAGCGGAAGCCGGGAAGGAATCATCACCGAGGTTCATGAAGACCATGCGATTATGGAAGCAGACGGCATGCACCTCTGGATCGACGATGACACGGCAGAGATGTTCAGCTAAGAAAACGGGGAGGGAAACCTCCCCGGATAAACACATAAATCCACCAGATCAGGGTGCAGATGATCGTGTACTTTAGCCGCTTGATAGTATCCGGCAGTGACGGTAATATACAGCTACCAAAACGAAAGGGGCAAAGAACATGGAACGCTACACTTACGAGATCACCTTTACACGGCTGGATGGACAGCCGGATGAAATCCAGCAGCACACCAGCGAGGAGTTGGCAAGAGAATGCTTCCGGCTTTTCGATGAGCCGGACAGCGCAGAGATGTACAGCAAAATTGAACTTAGCCGCCATGACTGGGAGACAGGCATGGATGAGATTCTGGAAACGATGACATTTTGAGAGGAGAACAAAAACATGACCTACACAAAAATCAACCTTTATCTTGCAAACGGAATTCCAGAGGCACTCAGCAACCTCTGGTACGGAAGCGACAGTGCGGTGGTCGAGATCAGGGATGCCGTTGAGGATGCGAAGAACGGCAAGGACCTTCTGAACCGCATCCAGAAGATGAAACTCCTTCGGAAATTCACCCTCGACAGGGAGAACGACAAGCGCATCCGCTTCAAGGGAACGGACTGCTGGGGCAACGTAAGCTACCTCGAAATCATCCGCTAAAGGCAAGACCGACAGGCGCAAGGGGCTGGAAATGACCAGCCTTTTGCTCGTGTCTGTCTTCCGAAAGCTGGCATGAAAAGCACATAAATATGACAATTACAGGATTGAATGATTGTGTAGTTTAGCCGCTTGATAGTGTTTCGAGGTGACGGTAATATACAGTCACCGAAAGGGGAAAATAACAAAAACGGAGGATACGACAATGACGAAGAACGAAGACCGCATCAATAAACTTTTCAAGGAACTGGTACCGGATACGGGCAAGGCAGACAGCCTCGCAGGGGAGCTGGTAAGGGCAATGAGCCGCATCGGATACCGCTTTTACAACGACGGCGACCAGCTGGGCATCGGCTACGGCAAGGAAACCTGCAACCCTGCAGGGCGGTTCCTTGGAGCCAAGGGCAACGACAAAATCGCAAAGCTGACTGCAGATGCCTGGGCAGTCTACAGTGAGGAAGCCTACGAAAAGGTTCTGGACATCCTTTGCGGAGCGGTTGCCGATTATGTTGAGCAGAACCCAGACCTTAGAAACCAGCCGACCGAAGATATGTGGGACTTCAAGGATGAGGAAGAAGACCAGGATGACAGCTGGGATGAAGAGGAAGATGACTGGGGCGAAGAGGAAGATTACGAGGACGAAGAAGACTACTAAGCCAGAGAAACACATGGGGCTTGCCGGTAACGGCAGCCCTTTTCTTCTGCTGTAATACGCACAGTTCCGGGCGGCTATCTTTGTGTAGTATAGCCGCTTGATAGTGTGTGATATAGATGGTAATATGCACATACCGAAACGGAAAACCAAGAAAAACGGAGGAAACCACCATGAAGAAGAACATCACCAAGGAAGAGGAAAAAGCCCTGCTGGAGATCGCCAAGCGCCTGATGGCAGCGGTAGACAGTCGGGGCGACCTTGAGGAACGCGGATGCGACAGTGAGGACTTCATCGAGGTTCCGGTCTGGGGAATCCAGAAAGCGATGGAGGAAGCCTACCTGCTGGGCAAGGCAGAAAAGTAAAGCCCACACTGCCCGACACAGCCCCACACAGGAGCTTGTGCCACGGGTGGGAAAACGATCCGAAGGAACCGAAAACGCCCCACAGTGGGGCAGATGTGGCGGCAGGAAAGCCGCTGGGAGGAAAAGCACATGGAAGAACGAATGATGGATATCATCGTGGAAATCTACAATCACATGGATGATGGGGACAAGGAAGCCTTTACCCTGGAAGATGCCGAGAATATGGTTACCGACCAAATCCGGATGGACAAAGAAGCCGGCCGGGAGCCGCTGGCCTACGACCCGCAATTCTTCTACGATACCATCGTAGACCTTATGGAGCAGGATGCCGAAGATGCAGAGTAATGCACATTCTGCCCGGTATTCCGGGGAGATGATCGTGTAGTATAGCCGCTTGCTATCCTCTGCACCTGACGGTAATATGCACATACCGAAAGGGAAAAGATCCCACGGAAAACAAAACACACGGAGGACACCACCATGAAAAAGAATTTGATTGACTTCCCGGAAAGCAACATCAGCATCGAGAGTTTCTACGAAACCTTGAGACCTTGCTACGATGCCATCATGCAGTACAAAGATCGAGTTCTGGTTGCCAAGATGAACTGGAACGGGATGCTGGAGGGTGCAGTTTACGGATTTGTCGAAGACCCAGAGGAAGGCTGGTCACCCATCGAATGCCGACTGGAACTTCTGAAGGTTTCCGATAAAACCTATTCGGATGCAGGACAGGCAATCGAGTGGTGCATCAAAAACGCACACTAACGATTGAGGGCAGAGCCTCCCATACGGAGGCTTTTGCTCGTGGATTTTCCGTGTAGAAATACACATAAATCCGACAAAAGGCAGGGCAAATGATCGTGTATCTTAGCCGCTTGCTATATTCCGCCAGTGACGGTAATATACAGTCACAACGAAGGGGAAAACCCTACGAAAAACAAAACACACGGAGGATGAAGACCATGACGAACAAAGCAAAAACCTACCTTGCCAGCATTCAGGAAGCAGCCACCGAGCGGGAGCTGACCGGCATCGAGATCCGGTTCAAGCAGGACATGAGCATCAGCTGCGATGACCTCGGAAGCCTTTGCAGGGCAGCAGAGGACAAGCGGTACAGCCTGCGAAACAACGAGGAAACGCTGAAGCTGAAGCAGATCCTTTTCTTCCGCACCAAAGCGGAGATGGATGCCTACCACGACATGAGCCGCAAGCCGGAAGAATGGTCGGCAGAAGAAATCGAGAAGCAGCGGATTCGATTCTGCAGTGTCTGGCAGGTCATCGAGGAAGCGGAGCTGGTCGATGAATACGAGGCTTGGAAGGAAGCCAACCCCAACGCATAACTCCAAAAGGACACACGCCCCATGAGGGGCTGTGCCTCGTATCCGCCGTGTTTTGATAGTAAGGACTTCTTCGGAGGTCCTTTTTCTTTACCTATTTTTGAAGAAGGGAGGGGAAGCCAATGGCTACCAGAGGCAGAAAACCAAAGCCGACCGCCATGAAGGAACTGGAAGGTAATCCGGGCAAGCATCCGCTGAACACCAGCGAACCGAAGCCCAATAAGAAAGCACCGGCCTGTCCGAAGTGGCTGGAGCCGGAAGCAAAGAAAGAGTGGCGCAGACTTGCCAAACAGATGGAAGCCATCGGCATCCTGACCGAAGTGGACATGGCGGCCTTTGCCGGTTACTGTCAGGCGTATGCCCGATGGAAGGAGGCAGAGGAGTTCATCACACAGCACGGCACTATCGTCAAGACCCCGTCCGGGTACTGGCAGCAGGTGCCGCAGGTGTCCATCGCCCAGACCTATCTGAAGATCATGAACAAGTTTGCAGAGCAGTTCGGTCTGACCCCGTCCTCCCGAAGCCGGATCATTGCTTCGGACGGCGGTCCTGCGGATGCAGCTGATGAGATGGAGAATCTGCTGGGAGGAGGTGGAAGCTGATGGCAGAGTGCAGACCCCAAAACTATCCGAAACTGAAGGACTACAAACCCAGCCGGTTCATGCTTCCGACCTGCCATTACGATGCCGCAAAAGCAGACCGGGCAGTGACTTTTATCGAAAACCTGCGTCATACCAAAGGCAAGTGGGCGGGCAAGCGGTTCTGGCTGCTTCCTTGGCAGGAGCAGATCATCCGCGATGTGTTCGGCATCGTGGACGAAAAAGGGAACCGTCAGTTTCGCACGGCTTATGTCGAAATCGGCAAGAAAAACGGCAAGTCCGAACTTGCCGCTGCGGTGGCTCTGTATCTGCTTTTTGCCGATAATGAGCCATCTGCCGAAGTCTATGGTGCGGCGGCTGACCGCCAGCAGGCATCCATCGTCTTTGATGTTGCCCACCAGATGGTGCAGATGACCCCGGCACTTTTGAAACGGTGTAAGATCATGGCAGCCACCAAGCGCATCGTGAACTACGGGAACGCAGGATTTTATCAGGTTCTGTCTGCCGAAGTTGGTACGAAGCACGGTCTGAACGTGTCAGGTCTGGTGCTGGATGAGGTTCATGCCCAGCCAAACCGAAAACTCTACGATGTCCTTACCAAAGGTTCCGGTGATGCCCGTGAGCAGCCGTTGTTCTTCCTAATCACCACGGCCGGCACGGACAAGGAGAGCATCTGCTACGAGCTCCACATGAAAGCCCTTGACCTGTTGGCCGGACGTAAGATCGACCACACTTTCTACCCCGTGGTCTACGGTTTGACCGATGAGGATGACTGGCACGATGAAGCCAACTGGTATAAGGCAAACCCCTCATTGGGCCAGACCATCCAGATCCAGCGTGTCCGGGATGCATACCAGGAAGCACTGGACAACCCGGCAGAGGAGAATGTGTTCAAGCAGCTTCGCCTGAACATGTGGGTGTCCTCGCTGACCCGGTTCATCCCGGAACACATCTACAACCTCGGCAATCAGCCAATCGATATGGAAGCACTTAAAGGCCGTGACTGTTATGGAGGACTGGACTTGTCCAGCACCGGAGACATCACGGCTTTTGTGCTGATGTTCCCGCCCAGAGTTCCAGAGGAGAAGTACATCATGCTTCCGTTTTTCTGGATACCGGAGGATACGATCCCCCAGCGGGTGCGCAGGGCATCCGTTCCGTATGATGTCTGGTATCAGCAGGGCTATCTGATGGCGACCGAGGGCAATGTCATACACTACGGATTTATCGAAAGGGTCATCGAGGAACTGGGCAAGACTTATCACATTCTGGAGATTGCCTTTGACCGATGGGGAGCCGTGCAGATGACCCAGAACCTTGAGGGGATGGGCTTCACAGTCATTCCTTTTGGTCAGGGATTCAAAGATATGAGCCCGCCTACCAAGGAGTTTTACAAGCTCCTGATGGAAGGCAGGATCATCCACGGCGGCAATCCGGTTATGGCATGGATGGCCGGCAATGTGGTCGTGGATACCGACCCGGCTGGCAACATCAAGCCGACCAAGGCGAAGTCGCCGGAGAAGATCGATGGTATCGTCGCTGCGATCATGGCACTGGACCGCTGTATCCGAAACGAAGGACAGCAGCAGGGAAGCGTCTACGATGAGCGTGACATGATCGTTTTTTGATATGAAGATTTGGAGGAAAATACAATGAAGTATCTGATGAGTGCAGAGTGGTGGAAGGCAGCCGGCATCCGTGCTGCAAAGACGATATTTCAGACCGGCGCGGCTCTGGTCGTGACACAGATGCCCGGCGGCACGGTGGACTGGATGGCGGTCGGCAGTGCAGTGATCGTGGCAGGTGTTGCGTCCCTCGGTACCAGCCTTGCTGGTCTGCCGGAACTGGAGAAGGAGGATAAGGCATAATGGGATTCTGGGAATGGATGGGGTTTGAGAACCCAAGGGATTCTCCCAAAACAGAACAGCCAAAAGAAGGTCTGCCGAAGGTCACGGATAATGTCCGCGATTCCGGGCAGACCTTTGTGTTTGGCCGTTCCAATGCCGGGGAGCAGGTAGATGAAAAAGCTGCCATGCAGATCCCGACCGTATATGCCTGTGTCCGTTTGCTGGCAGAGTCTATTGCGGCACTGCCGCTGCATCTGTACCGGATGACAGACGATAACGGCAACAAGGAAAAGGCGCGGGATCATCCGCTGTACAAGATCCTGTACCGCCAGCCCAACCCGGAGATGACATCCTTTGTCTTCTGGGAAACACTGATGACTCATCTGCTCCTCTGGGGCAACGCCTATGCACAGATCGTCCGGGATGGCAAGAACACAGTGCTGGGTCTGTATCCGCTTTTGCCGGAAAATGTCGAAGTCGACCGGGATGAGAGTGGCGAGCTCTACTATATCTACCACGCATACACGGATGAAGTTCCGGGAGAGCAGAATAAAGACCTCTACTTCCGCCGGGACGAGATCTTCCATGTGCCGGGACTGGGCTTCAATGGACTGATCGGTTTCTCGCCAATCGCCATGATGAAGAACAGTCTCGGTACTTCCATTGCGGTAGATAAATACGGTTCCTCTTTCTTCAAGAACGGCGCACAGCCCAGTGGTGTGCTGGAACATCCCGGCGTTGTGAAAGACCCGAACCGTATCCGGGATAGCTGGGAAGCGGCTTATGGCGGTGCAGCCAATGCCCATCGCGTGGCTGTGCTGGAAGAGGGCATGGCCTACAAACCGATCTCCCTGCCGCCGGAGGACAGCCAGTTTTTGGAGACGAAGCAGTTTTCCGTGACGGAGATCTGCCGCATCTTCCGTGTGCCTCCGCATCTGGTGGCTGACCTGTCGAGAGCTACTTTTTCCAACATCGAATACCAGTCGCTGAACTTCGTGATGCACTCCCTGACTCCGTGGCTTGTCCGCATCGAGCAGGGCATCATCAAGGATCTGCTGCTGGAGGAGGAGCAGGATACCTACTTTCCAAAATTCAATGTGGATGGGCTGCTTCGTGGCGACTACCAGAGCCGGATGAACGGTTATGCGACCGGCATCAGCAACGGCTTCCTCTCTCCGAATGATGTGCATCGTCTGGAGAACATGGATCTCATCCCGGCAGAGGAGGGTGGTGACGACTACTACCTGAACGGCGGCTATGTGAAGCTGAAAGATGCAGGCGTGGCACAGCAGAATAAAGCTGCCGCAGTCCAGCAGAATCAGCCCAAGGAAACACAGCGCGACCCGGAAGAAGAGCCTGACAGCGATAACCGGCTGAGTGAGAGTAAGCCGCGAAAAACAGGAAGGAGAACCCGATGAAGAAATTCTGGAACTGGATCAAAAACAGTGACGACACCAGAATCCTCCGGCTGGAAGGTCCCATCGATGAGGAATCATTCTGGGGTGATGAGATCACGCCGCAGATGTTTCGGGATGAGCTGGAATCCGGCGAGGGGGATGTGACCGTCTGGATCAACAGTCCGGGCGGCAATGTGTTCGCCGCTGCCGAGATCTATACCATGCTTAAGGACTACAAGGGCAGCATCACGGTCAAGATCGATGCAATTGCGGCATCTGCTGCATCTGTTGTGGCAATGGCCGGTGATACTGTCCAGATGAGTCCTGTTGCCATGCTGATGATCCATGACCCCAGCACGGTTGCGATGGGCAACACCAAGGACATGGAGAAAGCCATTGAGGTGCTGACCGAAGTCAAGGAAAGCATCATCAATGCCTATGCTGCAAAGAGCGGACTCAGCCACGCCCGTATTGCCAACCTCATGAGCAATGAGACCTGGATGAATGCGAAGAAGGCTGTGGAGCTGGGCTTCGCAGACGAGATCCTCTTTGCAAAGAAAGAGGAGGAGCCGGACAGTGACCCGGCAGACCCGGAGAATCCGGAAGAAGACCCTGACAGTGAACCGGGCGAGGACGAAGAAAAGAAGCCGTTCCAGAAGGATACGGCAGGGCACCTTTTCTCCAGCCGTCAGATGGATCTAATCGTCCTGAACCGTCTGGGTGTGAAGCCGGAAGATGTGCGACAGAAATCCACCGAGCCAAAGAAAACGCCTGCTGACCCTGAACCGCCAGTAGAGCCGACCTCTCCGGCAGAACCGCCTGCTAATTCCGGTCCTGTCCTTGACATGGACGGAAAGACCGAGGACGGCAGTATCCCCTACAATATCCTGATGAAGCAGCTTGAATGCATGAAGTGATGTGCATTCAGGCTGTTTTTCATATCATCACAAATCAATCTATGGAGGACAAACACTATGAGTAAGATTCTGGAACTGCGCACCAAGCGCAACACCCTCTGGGAGCAGACCAAGGACTTTCTGGAGAAGAACCGCGGCGAGAACGGTCTGGTAAAGGCTGAGGCCGTGGAGCAGTACAACAAGATGGCACAGGAGGTCAAGGACCTGGGTGCAGAGATCGAGCGCCTGGAGCAGCAGGCACAGATCGAGGCACAGCTGTCCGCACCGACTTCCAGTCCTGTCCATGCTGACCCGAAGAACGGTGCCAAGAAGGATGTCAAGCCGACTGCCACTGCCGAGTATGCCGAGAACTTCTGGAACATGATCCGCAACCGTGGTCATTACGGCGAGGTCCGCAATGCCCTGTCTGTGGGTGAGGACACCGAGGGCGGCTTTACCGTTCCCGATGAGTTCGAGAAGAAGCTGGTGGAGGCACTGGAGGAGAACAACATCTTCCGTGGCCTGGCGACTGTCATCCGCACCAGCTCCGGCACCCGTAAGATTCCCATCGCAGAGGATACCGGTGAGGCAAGCTGGATCGATGAGGGTGAGGAGATCCCGGAGAGCGATACCACCTTTGGCCAGACCATGCTGTCTGCGTACAAGCTGGGCACTATGATCAAGATCTCCAACGAGCTGCTGAATGACTCTGCTTTTGACCTCGCCACCTATATTGCCCGCCGTTTCGGTGTGCGTATGGGCAACGCAGAGGAGCGTGCCTTTATCACTGGTGACGGTGTGGGCAAGCCTCTGGGTCTGCTGGCTGAGACCGGCGGTGCCAGGGTCGGTGTGACCGCTGCCCAGAAGGATGCTGTGTCCTTTGATGAGATCTTCAAGCTCTACTATGCACTGAAGGCTCCTTACCGCAAGAAGGCACAGTTCCTCTGCAACGAAGCCCTGGTGCTGCAGCTGATGACCATCAAGGACAACAACGGCAACTATATCTGGAAGCCGGGTCTGGAGATCGGCAAGCCGGATACCCTGCTGAACCGTCCGCTGAAGACTTCTGCTTTCATGCCGGAGATCAAGGGTGGCAGCAAGGTCATGGCCTTTGGCGATTACAGCTACTACTGGGTGGCTGACCGCCAGAACCGCACCTTCCGCCGTCTGAACGAGCTGTATGCCCGTACTGATCAGGTCGGTTTCCTGACCACCCAGCGTGTGGATGGCAAGCTGATCCTGCCCGAAGCAGTACAGCTCCTGCAGATGGCACCGCAGGGCTAAGAAAGCCAGGAAAGGAGGAGCCGGTCATGGCACTGATCCCGCTTTACGAAGCAAAAACCTACCTTCGGGTAGACAGCAGTGATGAAGATGCCCTGATCGGCATCCTCTTATCTTCTGCGGAGCAGATGTGCAAGGACGTGGGCCGTCTCTCGGAAGACCAGTGGGAGGCGGTCAATGCCGCTGACCGGGATGCCGAGAACGGAGTACAGCCCACAAGGGAACTGGAAGCCCTGCGCAGCACCTGCCGTGTGGCGATTCTATATGCGCTGGGCTATCTGTATGAACACCGGGATGAGGCCGACCATCACCAGTTGATGCTGACGCTTCGTTCCATTCTGTTCGCTGTGAGGGAAGGGGTGTTCTGATGATTGAAAAACTGAATGAGCGGATCACGATCGAGAAAAGCACGGTCGTGACCGATAAGGTCGGAAACCATCGGAACACATGGGAGGAATATTTCACCTGCTTTGCCTACGTTTCGACCTATCAGGCGCAGGAAGAAGAGGGTGAGGTTACAGCCGAACAGAAGAGCGTGGTGTTTACGGTTCGCTGGTGCAGCGAGACCAGAGGATTAACTTCCACTGGTTACCGCATCCGCTTCCGGGAGCAGCTCTACAATATCGAATCCGTTGACCCGATGAACTATCAGAAGAAGATTCTGAAGATTCATTGCCGTCTGGAGAGGAGGCAGCCGGATGAGCAGAACCGTCAGCATTGATGAGATGGTAGATGCCATAAACGAGGGCTTAAAAGAATATGCAACGCTTGCTTCCACGCAGGTGAAAAGTGCTGTCCGTAAGTCTGCCAAAACGGTCAAAGACCAGATCTCGGCCAATGCACCGTCCCGGACGGGCGCGTACAAGGGAAGCTGGGCGGCGACCAAGCAGTCGGAGTCCAGCCAGAGCCTTCAGATGGTGGTGCATTCCAAAAACCGCTACCAGCTGGCACATCTGCTGGAAAAAGGTCATGCCAAGCGCGGCGGCGGCCGGGTGGCAGCAAGACCCCATATCGCTCCGGCAGAGCAGGCCGGCATCGAGCAGCTCCAGTCTCTCATCGAAAAGGCACTAAAGTAAGGAGGAACCAATGACCCACGAAGAAGTAAAAGCTCTGGTGGAGGAGATGGGGCTTCCTTATGCGTATGACCATTTCGCAGAAGGGGAGAGCCCTGATCCACCATTTATCTGCTTCCTGTATCCGAAAGCCGAGAATTTCGGTGCGGACAACCTTGTGTACCACCATTTCAACCGACTGGACATTGAGGTGTATACCGATTACAAAGACCCGGATATGGAAGCAAGCATTGAAGAGGTCCTGACCGCACACGAACTCTATTATGAGAAAAGCGAGGTCTGGATCGAAACTGAAAAGATGTATGAAGTCCTGTATGAGCTTACCGTATAAGCCGGCCGCAGGGCGATAGGAGGAATAACCAATGTCGAAGCAAAGCAATAAGGTCAAATTTGGCCTGAAAAACTGTCATTATGCCAAGGCGACCTTTGACGAAGATGGCAGCGTCACTTACGCAAAGCCGGTCCGCATCCCCGGTGCAGTCAGTCTTTCTATGGATGCTAACGGTGAGATCGAGCCGTTCTATGCGGACAATATCGCCTATTATGTCGTGAATAACAACTCCGGCTACGAGGGTGATCTGGAGATCGCGCTGATCCCGGAGAGCTTCCTCACGGACATCATGCACGAGGAGCTGGATGGCAACGGCGTGCTTGCTGAGAACGCCAATGTAGAACTGGAGCATTTCGCCTTCCTGTTCGAGTTTGATGGCGACCAGCGTCACATCCGTCATGTGCTGTACAACTGTGTGGCAAGCCGCCCGTCCATCGAGGGTGAGACCAACGAGGACAGCAAGGAAGTCAAGACAGACACCCTGAACCTGCAGGCGACCCCTCTGGCAAACGGTTATGTCAAGGCAAAGACCGGCACCAACACCACCGATGATGTTTATAACAAGTGGTACGATGCGGTCTACGAGCCGCAGGCAGAAGCTGTGGACACCGAAGACACCAGTCACATCGAGGAGCCGCAGGGCTAAGTGACCGACACACACCGCAGGGCTTCGGCTCTGCTTACATTATTATAAAGAGGTATATGACTATGAAGAAGATTTTTCCTTTGTTCGCAGTGATCATCGTTCTGGTGCTGGCTATCTGTTCGTTCCACATCATTCCCACCGGCTACACCGGCGTGAAGACCAGCTTTGGTCAGATCCAGGAGACCACCATCCAGAGCGGCAAGCTCAACTTCTGCATTCCTTTTGTGCAGAGCATCCATAAGGTCAACAACAAGCAGCAGGATAAGCATATCGAGGCGCAGGTCTGGGGCGAAGCCTCCGACAAGACTCCTGTGTATGCCGCTGATGTCATCGTGACCTATCAGGTGCTTCCTGAAAAGAGCGCATGGCTGTATGCGAATGTGTCCGACATCAAGAATCTGGTCGGTGATGAGTTGGTGGCATCGGCAATCAAGTCTGCGATGGCAGAACTTGGTCCCAATGAGGTAACCAACCGTACCAAGATCGAGCCTCTGGCACAGCAGAAGCTGGCAGAGTCCCTTGTGCAGAAATATGGTGAGGACGTTGTGTTCGTAAACAAGGTCGTCGTCAACGACATGAATTTCGAGGATGCCTATAACGAAGCCATCCAGCAGAAGTCCATTGCACAGCAGAATGCAGATAAGCAGAAGATCGAGAATGAAGCCGCCATTGCCAAGGCAGAAGCGGATAAGCAGGTGGCGATCACCAATGCAGAGGCGGAAGCCCAGAAAACTTCCATTGCCGCAGATGCACAGGCAGAGGCAAACCGCAAACTGGCAGAAAGCCTGTCCGATACGCTGATCGATTACCAGAAGGTTCAGAAGTGGGATGGAAAGCTGCCCACTGTGAGCGGCGGTAATGCACTGGTCAGCATTGACCCGGCAGAGTAAGAAACACGATATACGGCAGGGCTTCGGCTCTGCCAATTTTACATGAAATTTTGGAGGATTACGATTATGGCAGTTACAAAGAAAATTGAGATCGATGGCAAGGAAGTCACCTTTAAGGCAAGTGCCGCCGTGCCGCGTCTGTACCGCATCAAGTTCGGCCGTGACATTTACAAAGACCTGCGCCAGCTGGAAAAGAGCGTGGGAGAGAACGATGAGGACAATTCCAACCTCGACCTGTTCAGTCTGGAAATGTTCGAGGACCTGGCATGGCTGATGGCCCGTCATGCAGACCCGGCAAAGGTGCCGGACAGCCCGGAGGAGTTCCTGGACCAGTTCAACACCTTCTCCATTTATCAGATCCTGCCCCAGCTGATCGAACTGTGGGGTCTGAATGTGCAGACCGAGGTGGAATCCAGAAAAAACCTCGCAAAAGTGAGCGGGAAATGACCACCCCGCTCTTTCTGCTGCGCTGTGTACAGCTCGGTATCAGCATCGCCGACCTCGACCTGCTGACCATCGGGTTGGTCAATGATATGTTCACGGAACGGCAGAACGACGATTATCCGTACAAAGAGCTGGCCTCGCAGGAGGATTTCGACCGGTTCTAAAGCAAAAAACAGACGACCGTGCTTATATTGTGAACGAAATAAGCACAATCGTCTGGTGATGGTATAAAAAATCCCACTCAGCCATGTGACTGGGTGGGATATATGCTGTCACTATTCGATTTCCACGTCTTCAAAACCGACAAGGTCAGCTTCAGTGATGCCAAGGCGACGAAGCATTTCCTCTTCAGAGATCAAGTAAGATTCAGTCTGTTTTAGAGAGGTGTTTGTTTGCATGGTATCTTCAAAGATGTTGCGGAGATAATCGGGTCCTTCCACCCAGAGTCCGGTGGAATAGTCAAATAGCATTTTGTATGCGGGAGAGGTTACAAAGCGAAAAAATACGTCGTTGAAGGAAACACCGGTATCATCACAGTAGTCTGTGAGCATAGTGCGCATAACGAGTACGGCGCACATTTCGCGTTGTGAATCATCGATGACAACCTCGTTCATAAAACCACCTCCTAGCAATTATTTTTTATGCAGTCTTTTTGGAAGTGCAGTAGTCATAAAGACTCAGCAGATAATCAGAGCCTTCTTTCCAAATCTCTGTGTCAAAATCAAAGAGGGCTTCATACGCACGAGAACTTGTGAAACGAAGAAGAGCTTCCTCGTATGAAATATTTTCTCGTGCTGCAAGGGTTTCTACAGCTTCGCGCATCGCAATTACTGCGCAGCATTCCTTTTGAGAATCTGTAGATTTATAGTTTTTAGCATTATCACAATTTGATGTCACCATAGCGGTCACTCCTTATAAATTCAAGATGCTCGACGGCATCCTGAGTTCTGAAACAAAACTGATCCTTGAGACGGTTCGGTAAAAGTTTTTCAATCGTTTCTTTGTCTGCTTTTGGAGTTCCAGGCTCACCAGCACCTTCACCGCTGATATAAATCTGAAGGGTACGGGCTGTCTGATCGTCGGCAATCTTTCCACCGATGATATCAATTACGTTGTATTTTTTCAGAAGCTGAGGAAAGAGGTCTTTCTTTCGATTGGCCGCTACAAAATGCAGCCATTCGATACTGGGTTCTTGAAAAAAGTAAGCGAGAATGTTTGGGTCATAGTGAAATTTGTAGACGGATATTTGTCCGTCAGCTGGATCAAAGTTTTTTGGAACAGCACCGAGGTGTTTTGCTTTGCGAACAGAAAGCTGGACATAGTTATATGCTTGTTCATAAGATGAGGTTAAGTAGAAACCACGACCAAAATCGAGACCACCCATACAGCGGCTTAAGTCGATGTCAGGAATACTGACATAACTTCCGTGGTAGAGCAGCATTCCATCTTCAAGTCCTATCATACGGTAACACCTCGATTCTTGAGCAGGGTTTCAACATCATGCAAAGCGCATTCGTAGCTATTCAAATGAAGAATGTCATAGCAGTCAGCGATAAATCCGAGAATGTCGTATTTCTTAAACAGTTCTGCGCAGTCGCTGGGAGACATTTTCCATTTGGATTGAGCCATCCGAAAGACCCAGCACTGCATATCGGCAATGTCAATATTATATCCACTCATAGAGCATACCTCCTTTGAGTACAATTTCTCAATTTAAGTATAGCTCTTTTTCTGTCGCTTAGCAACGACAGAATTGTAAATTTCAGATTATTTTCTGCCTGTCTGCCCCGTGCAGATGGGCTTTTTTCATGCCTGCAAGGAGGTGGTCATCCACATGGCATCCAGAATCCAGGGCATCACCGTCGAGATCGGCGGCGATACCACAAAGCTCTCCAAAGCACTGGAAAGTGTAAACAAATCAATCAAG